ACAGAGTTCTTTTAGTTCTTTATAATCTCTCATGATAACCGACGAGGGTTTACGAGATTATTTATATTAACCCATGTGTACTACCGAAGTAGCGTAGATATCAGTGACTGCTGCTTCTACCTCTACAGTATCTGTAGGTTCTTTGTCCAGCATGATAGGTCTGTGAGGAGCAACGTACATGCTACCGAGAGTAGTGCCACCAGCATTCTTGATTGTAACTAGGTGTGCGTTACCACCAGCATGATTGTGCTGAATGAGAACTTTCTTAGCACTATCAATAGTATTGCCAGTAGTTGTGAGTTGTGTTGCCTCTCCTAATAGTTTTACTACGTTCATCGTTTTCCTCCTCCCATTTGCTTAAGCATCTTCTGTAACTCTGCAGTGCTACCGACAAACATAGCGTTGTTGGTAACCTTGGATGGACCTTTCTTTTCTTCGTCAAGATCCTTCATCTTCTTATGTAGGTCTTGGAGTTTCTCAGTCATGTCTGCAACGTGCTTCATTGCCGCTACAGCGACTTCGTATGCTCTAGGGTGCCCAGACTCCTGTGCGACCTCTAAGGCACCGTTAACCGCCTCCTGCCCCTTGTCTATGAGTGAGTATAACTCACCCCTGGTATATTGGTAATCCTTCTCACGATCGTCCCTATCGACCTGTGGTGGTTGTGGTTTGGAAGGTTTGCTCTCCTCAACAGGTTCTGCACTAATGTTGAGGATCTCCTCCATGTTCTCTTCTAGGCTCATAAGAATTCAATTCCTTCATTAAATCCAAAGTCATCACCAGCATCAACCAGGACATCATCATTGACATCAATGACTCCATCAGTGTTAATATCTGTTGTTGCTTTTGGTGTATACGTTCTTGTAATAGTCCTTCTGCTAACAGCAAGGTCACCAATTGTTTCGTGAATAATTGCCTTCCTAATAACATCAGATGTGTTATAAGGACCGTAGAGATAAGACTTCATGGTGAAGTTTAAAGTATATGCAATGTACCTACGGTTTAAGAAAGTATCATCCCACTCATCTTCTCCGCTGATGTTATTGAGAACAATAGCAACATCTCTCTTTTCATTCATATCTGGAATCATGTTGAGAGTCACTGAGAATGATGGTTGGAAATATGGTAAAATTTGCTCTACAATTTGTAGCGCATCGTCCTGAGACTTAGCAATAACTCCTAGTTCAAAACTCAGATTATAAGGAACAGGAACATATTGAACTCGGACTTCATCACCATTACCATCAATGATGGTTTTGTATTTTTGAATTGGTGATGTCTTACGGGTAGAATCGTAATCAATTCCTGTCATCTCGAAATAGAGACGTGGCAATGTGATCGCTACTTTTGATGAACTAGCATTCTCTTCCAGACGAACGAGAAATTTTTGCTTGGGTCCATATGCCAGAGGAACTTTTTGCTCCTCTAAAACTTCTCCTGTATTAGGATCAGTGCTCTTCATTGTAATATTATTGAAGAGCGTACCAAACGCAATAATGTTCTTACGAACAATTTGATTATAAAAATGTGATCCTAACATTAGAAGCTACCTGTCTGATTACCATATTCACCGAATGGATTACCTTCAGTCCAATCGATAATATTATCCGCACTATCTTCGATTTGTCTATTTTGATCGTAGTTGCTGGATGTATTATTTAGAGTGTCGAATGACTCAGGACTCCACTTAGCACCTGAAGTTATACCAGTTATGGTCTCGGCAGTAGTGAACGTTCCAGTTCTGTTGATGATCTGGAGTTCTCTTGTAGAACTATCCCAGGACTTGACTTCTGCTCTATTGTCTTTAGGTGAGTAGTCAATAGTAACAGTAGGAGCAGTTGTATACCCAGTGCCCCCGCTAGTAATAAGGATGCTAGTAACAAGACCAGTCGAGCTAACCGATGCAGTGGCTGTTGCTCCATTTCCTCCGCCTCCTGAAATAGTTACCGTGGGTGGTAATGCTGCATTATAATGAAGTCCGCTATCAGTAATAGTAATACTGTCTACGGCATCGCCATCAGTAGTTGCTGTTGCTTTAGCAAGGAACTCATCACCAGAAACTTCTTCTCCTACAGTGAAGTCTCCTGTACCACCAGGGTCCATGATGAGTTTGATGCTGTTTGCAAATGTGACTTCCACTGCATCAATTTCTTCAACACCAGTGTCAAAGTCATCACTACCGATCTCATAGATCTCAGCGGTGATAGCATAAAATTGAATTTTACCAAACTGGAAGAATGGTTCTTCCTTGCCAACAAATTTAATTTCGTAAATATCTTTTGTTAGAGGGAAGTATAATAGGTCTCCCTCATTTGGTCTACTGTCTAGAGTAAGATTGGGGTTATGCTCTGCTACTTCTTCATCCCATCTTCTGGTAGATACACGGAAGATAATTTCATCTGTAATGCGGAGACCAAACTTACTTACAAATTCTGAGTTGTCACCAAAACCTAAGACATTCTGCAACAACATCTCAATCTGGAATTGCTCTTGATACTTGGAGTATCTAACTTCATCCAGTGTGTTGTCTTGTAGAACTACTCTAGGGATATAGTATATGTCTGAACCAAACAGTTTGATTTGCTCATCCACAAGATCCTGAACGAGATTCTGTTCGCCACTATGACCTTGGTAGTATGTTGGAAAGTAGGGACTGGTAGGCATTTTATCCGATCATATCCATTGGTGGGATTGCGTACTTACTGAGAACTTCAGATTCGATCTTATCGATCTCTGCAAGTGCGTCTGTGTAGATCTCTCTACCATTAAGAGTAACACCGCCAGGAAGTTGGACGTTGTTATACTTAATTAAATTCATACCCCACTGCTTCTTCATGAGAGCAGTAGCATACTTCTTGACAAACATATCGTTGTACATTTCCGTAGCATCTGTAGGATCGATGAGACGGTGTGCTTCGATTAGTAGATACTTATCTTCTGCAAGGAAGTCAGCATCCACGTCAAGATACAAACGATCACGACGTGCCGTGAATCTGAACTGCTGGAAAGAACCATTGTTCAAAACCATATCTAGAGTTTCTAGATACTGCTTAGTCATAAAATAATTGAGAATATCAAGAGATCCGAATGCATACAAATCATTCAGATATAATTGATACTCAACACCAAAAAGATTAGAACGAATTGAATTACTAACTAATCCAAAAACTTTACTGATACCAGTGACATGAGCTGGGATTGGAATGTAGTTTGTTGCTTCATTCCAATCAGAACTTCCATTGCTGGTTGTTACTGTTGCTTTAAATCTAGTGATGTCATCAGCAGTCAGTGAGTGTGTAAGATAGCATCTTTCCATACCGTTGTAGCAGTTCTCCTGAAAGAACTGATACGTATCATCAATGACGTTATTAACTTGTTCGTCATCAATGTTTACTTGTAGGACAGGCTCACCAAGCTGCCTCTTACAATATGTGATGAGTTCAGCTCTTGAATTTGGAGATGCCATTACACACAAAAATCCCTTCTTACCTATTTAGGAAGAAGGGATTTAGTATTTATTCCGCAGGTACTTCTGGTTCACCTTCTGGTGCTGCACCTTCTCCTTCTAGGAGACCTAGAGTTTCAAGACCGCCTTGTAGTTTAATCTTATACTCTTTTGCTTTGACGAGGTTTTCTTCTAGTTCAGCAATTTGCTTTTCTGTTGTAGCAATTTGTTCTTCAAAATTTTTCTTTAATGTTGCGGGATCCATAGTTATCACATTGAATAGTGTGTGTATTATTTATCCGTGTTTGGATGTACCCTTCCCCATTTTCCGACAGGACATTCAGTAGCAGCAAACCTAGTCTTTAGTGGCATTACACAAAGACAAACTTTGCATTGCTTTGACACTTTAATGTATTTTGGGCATTTTTCGCAAGTTGCAAGTCGCGACTTCATAGTGTCTTCATCAGCGAAGACTTCTTTAATGCTAAGCATAATTATTCTAATGTAATTTTAATATAACCCTCTCCTTGGTAAATTCCACCACTCGGTGTGGTATTATGTCCGCCTCTAATATTTGTTTGGTTTGCACCAATATTGAAGCTTCCGCCTCCACCACCGTGTTGTGAATAACTAGACCATCCACCAGATGCACAACCACCAGTATAACCTCCAGCGCCACCAGGACCACCTAGGTTACCACCGCCACCGCTGCCAAATCCACCACGATTGCCTTGACCTTGACCAGTATAACAGGTACTGCCAGTGCTTCCTTCTGCACCTTGATTCAACTGCTGTGCTTGTGGGTGAGGACCAGCGCCACAGTGCCATGGAGAAGGATTTGATGGAGAACCTCCAAACCATCCTCCACCACCTTGACCAGAATATGGACCAGCTGGATATCCACCATATCCAGGTTGTGGGGTACTAGTAGTATAAGTTCCTTGGCAAGTAGTAGCTGTTACTCCGTTTGTTGTTTGACCATATGCATTATTGATGTCTTTTGAACAGGAGTTACCATATACGTTACCTGCAGTACCTCCTCCACCACCAGCAACTAAAAGTAATTGATCGTTAGTATAATTCTTTACCCAAGCTGCACCGCCACCACCTGATTCATTACCATGAGGACTGCTGTATGAATTTCCTCCAGCTCCACATAAGATCTCAAGTTGTTCTCCTTGGACTAGATCAAATTGACCTGTAATTTTTGCTCCCCAAATGTCCTGACTTGCATAACTAGTGCTTGGGTGCCTACCACCTCTAGCTCCACCACCTTCAATTGTATAAGTTCCAGTAGCAGGAATAGTCCAGCGTTGTACTCCAGTAAATTGTCCGCTTTGGAATAAAGAAGAATCATTTGCAAATACTTGAGAACTATATGCAGACTGGAATGCGTTAAAGCCAGGACCAGTTCGATCACCACGCTGTAGTGCTGATCGAAATGTATTACTACTAAAGTCGTATAATTGATTACCTTGTCCTACATTACTTTCAACCCAATTTCCATTTACATAAATTTTGAAGTAATTTGAGTCGGTGTCATAAACAATCAATCCTTCTTCAGGAGTCAACGCATTAATTTGCGAGGTAGTGAGTCTAGGTAGAACCAACCTATCAGTTACGTTTAGGGTTCCTACTGTTAGTGAAGACATGTTCTTTTAATTCCTTAGATATATTTATTCTTCTACAAGAAGTTCTACTGCACCATACTCAGTAGAACTTACCATAGTAGCTACTGCTGGATCTGCTGCATCAGACTTCCACGAAAGTGTATTCTCATCCCAGGTGTATTCAGTATATTCATGATCTCCTGGCATTACACTAGGAGATTCCCAACAACGTCCATTCCATTTCCATGATGGATATGGTTGTGATGGAATAGGAACTGTAAATTCGTATGTGAATTCAGATCTTTTACCGCTGTCTTCTGCATACAGTTCTAAGCGGAAATCATCTGCAACAGACAAAACTAAAGTCTCATCTGTCTCTAAAATTTTTCCTTCTAAACGATTATATCCAATTCCTTTTTGCTTTGGATAATCTCTAGTGCATACCAAATCTGGAATAGTACCAGTAGTTCTCCATAATTTAAGTCCAAACTTCAATCCATTAAATTGGATTACATCAAATCCATCTTTTTCAAATCCAAAATTAAAAACAACATCATCAGTAGGTTTTAAATCTTTTGTGATTTGCCACCTTTCTGTTGTTAAGTTATAGACAATAGTAAGTTTGTTGATCATTTTTTAAATCCTATTTAAATACGGTCCAAGCAGCGCCATCCCAAAATTCTAAAGTACCGCTATCTGGATTGAAAATAACAGTAGCAAGCTCTACGTCAGTCAGAGCATCTCTTTGGGTTGTATTGTATGTTGGCAATACAACCCTAGAAGTTCCAAACAGTTTTTTGACGTTTACCCTTGACATTATTTAGAATGCAGTTATATCGTTAATATTTATAATTAATCGTTGATGCTCCAAACTGCACCAGAACCAACTACAATATCAACATTAGATCCTAATGTGATGTCACCAAAGGAAGAACATGAGACTCCAGCTGGAATGTTTACATCTTCTGCAACATTAGTTCCAAAGAGTCTGATAGTTGCATTACTATCTAACCACAGTGAATTGCCGTTAACATAGAATCCACCAGTGACATTTAGATCACCGCCAACATCTAAAGTGTATGCAGGTTGTGGTACATTACCAATACCCACAAAAGAATTTCTGTAGATGTTGGCACCAGAAGCATTGGTAGATTTAGTCCAACGTGAAGTTACAAACTCTGCATTGTTCTGGAACAACTGACCATTGATGTTAAAGTCACCTTCGACATTAAGTGAATAATGCCTTGTGATCGAGTTGTCATCTGGATCTTGACCAGATGTAGCAGATGTGTTAATAGTAACAGCATTTGCATTACTAGAAGCACCTGCAGTTCCAGTGATACCTAGAGCAGGAGATCCAGTGAAGTTCGTGCTACCAGCAGAATCTGATGCTTCAAATGTGAAGAAGTTAGATACTGCTGTGTTGGAACCAATCCTCCAGTATCTGGTGGAAGAGTTGTTGTAGAAGTTAATAGCACCATTAGAAGTATTGCTAATTCTAAGTTCCGAAGACAACCTTGCATTACCATCAACTTCCAGTGTATAATCTGGTTCGCGGTTAATATTAATACCTAGTTTTCTGGATGCAATAACATCACCAACAACACGGAGGTATGTTTCTGTTTCTGTACTTTCTAAAGTCCAACCAGCACCATATTCACTGTTTGGAGATTGTGAATCACTATGATTATATCTAAATGTACCAATCTGAGCTCCAGCTAGACCACTTTGATCATTAAATCTAATTCTGGCACCAGTAGCAATACCATTAGTTGTTGTTCCGATGTACAAACCTGTGTCACCGACAACATCCAGAGCAGCTCTTGGGTTAACGCCAGCGTTAATACCAACACGATCAGTAGATACATCGACGAATAGTGTGTCAGTATCAACTGCAAGGTCATCGGCAATATTAACAAAGCTGTTTAGATTTGCAGTTCCAGATAGAGTGAAGTTAGATGATGTACCAGTAATAGAAAGCGAACCAGTCATGGTATCGCCTGCTTTCAATACGTTAAGAGATGCAGCACCAGTTAGAGTTGCGGTGATTGTACCAGCAGCAAAGTCACCATTGCTATCACGAATGACTGCAGTAGAAACAACATTAGTGGAGTTGAATTCTACATTACCAGAGTTCCATACTTTGTTTCCATTTACAGTTAGAGCATCTGCAGTTCCAACTTGGACGTTAATAGCACCAGAACCATCTGTGCCATTACCACCAGAGGCAACAATAGCAGCGTTGTAGTTCGCAATTACAGAAGAAGAGTTGAAATATAAACCAGGAGAAGAAGCAGTACCATCTTTTCTTCCTAGTCTTACGTTAGCAGTACCACCATCACTCTCTACTTTTGCTACTTCAATAACATTATCATCTTCTAGGGAGAAATCATCAAAGAATTCTCTGTTAGATACTTGACCAATAGATACCGCATCAATAAAGTTACCAGTAATTAGGCGACCAACAATGATGGTATAGTCATTAAAGTTATCATTTGTATCATCGTTAATGATGATGTTATCAATATCAATGGTTCCTGTTCCATCTCCATCAATGTTGTAGAGATTTACTTGGTTACCAGGAGTAAATGGTGACGTGTTTAGGATTCTTCCAGAGAGATAAACTCTGTAAGTAGGATCACCATTGAAAGATTGAATGGTGATGTTATCTCTTACCTTAGTAGCACTAATAAATCCAGGTAGTCTATTGTCAGATAAAGTACCGTAGTTAATGTTTAGTGCGTTCTGATACCATGGAGCAGCTTTATTTTGTAATCTATCAGCATCCAGACCAGATCCAATACCATCATTAAGTGATGTCCACATCTTGCCCCAGGAACCGAATGCAGTAACACCAGTTCCAGAACCACGCAACCAAATATTATCATTATCGGTGAATGCCATTTGTCTGACACCACCTTCTGCGGTTAGACCCTCACCTTTGTTTCTGATTGTTAGAACAAGGTTTTGTGTTCCGCCATCATATAGATTGTTTGCAGAGTTGTTAACAGTGTTAGCAACTAGACCCTCGACAAAGTTGTTTGGTGTTGGGTTGGATGTTGGGTTTGTAGTACCAGTTTCCAGACGAATTGTTCTAGCAGAAGAACCAGAAATACTGATTGGATATGTTCCTGCTAGTCTGTCTGGACTTAAAGTACCAGCGTTCATGTTGGTTGCATTCAGATAGAATGAACCTTGCTTAGTATCAAGTAGGTCAGCATCTAGACCAGAGTTTGGACCTGTCTTGAGTTCAATTGAACCATTGCCAGCTTCGCCAATAGTAAATTGGTCTTTCTTGAATCTTGAAACACCAATAGTTCCATAGTCATCAGAAGAAATTGTTAGGTTTGTTACCCTAGCAACGTCAATAGCAACGTTTGCATACTGTCTGCTGACTGTAGAGACCTTAGCCTCTAGAACCATATTAGAACCACCACCAATAATTGCTGGTGCTACTGTAATACTAAAGTCAGCATTATATCCAGTACCACCATCAGTTACAGAAATTTCACTGATTGTATTATTGGTAACTGTGATATTTGCTCTTAAATCATTTCCAGATCCACCATCGAGTAGAACATCAAAGTATTGTCCATTATCATATCCAAGACCACCATTTGCAATAATGATTGAATCAACAAATCCTGCTTGAGTATATGTTGACTCGAAAGTCATTGGAGATGCTCCACGCTCAAACTCAATAATAGTATCAGCAGCAATGTTCTGAGTAATTGGATTATTCAGAGAGATAGTAGTTAGACCACCTGTAGTAAGAACTCCTGTAATATTAGTGTTAGCAGGAATACCAAGAACACTATTGACAACTTCATGACCAATTAGTACATTAGCATTTGTAGTAAAGATAAGTTGACTAGATCCAGCATTTGCTTGACTGTATAGTTTGTCAAAGTATCTTGTTTCCGCACCCTTGATAGATTGTACTGCAAGAGCAAAGTTTGAGTCACCCCTTAAGAATGTAAATGAGTTTGCAGATCCACCTGTAGCAAGACGGTCTGTATCAATAACACCAGATGTAATCTGGTTTGCTGCAACAGTATCAGATGATAAAGATACCCAGTTAGCATTGTCAAACGAAGAAGTATTGACAACTCTAGTGAGGTTAATAGTTACTGCTGGAATATCACTAGACTCGATATCGTCGGTGTCTGTGATAGCAATATTGTTAACAATGTCACCATAAAGTCTGCTTTCAATGAGAGCATTTGCTTGTGCTTGTGTTCCTGATCCAATTGGAGCAGCAATGGTAACAGTTGGTGCTGATGTATACCCTTTACCACCTAGCATTCCATTGAATACGATTAGAGTTAGAGTAACAACTTCGCCGTTTGCAATTGTACATTCAGCTTTTGCTTCTACTCCACCCTGCTGCTGTGTTCCAGCAATAGTAACAGTTGGTGCAGAGGTATACCCAGAACCAGCATCAGTTAGGTTCAGTTGATATACAACACCTTGTCTGTATTCAGTTGCCTGAATTTTACCATCAGAAATACTACCAGTAAAGATATCATTGAGAGTAAATTGTACTGTTGGATCTGGTTGGAATGCAAGGAACAGACTGTCTAGATCGTTGTTGAGAATATAAGATGCAGGAGAAATAGGTGGAACTGCATTGGGGTCTCCCTCAACAATTGCGATATCACCTGCTAACGCACCTTCAATCTGTAGTCTTTCAGCATCAGATGCAACAGTGTAAATCTCAAATGGTCTGAGTGCTGGGATCTGATCAAGAGAAATCTTACCAGAATCTGTAAGTTGAACCAGCTGGTTAGGAACAGCGTTTGTACCGTAAGGTCTACCAATGTATGGACCTAGGTTATTTGTGATATAATCTCTAACCGCTTTTTGTGTTGGTAGGACAGAGTTGCTTGTCTGTGCTCCACCCAAAGTATTGTCAGCAGAGAATCCAGTAACAACAACGTCGCCACCTTTCAGTTTCAAGAATTCAACTTCAGAGATGGTAACCGTACCAGTAAAGGTAATAGCACCAGTTCTGTTTTCGATCTGTGCGAACGTACCAACTTTGAAGTCACCAAGTTCGTCAGTACCTGAGCAGTAGACTCTACCGTAGTCTTCAGATACCTGCTCATTAGCAACAACCTTAGTACCACCGTTTTCAGGTAGTGCAAGATAGTTAGTACCAGAACCTGCAAATTCCCAAGTGTGGGAAGAGGAGTTGACAATGGATGGTCTGTGTAGTCTAACTGTCTGACCAGTAAGAACACTTGTAGATACTGGTTGACCAGTTGAACTATCGGTCAAGTCCATAGGTTGTCCCTGACCATCATCGATGGTTACTTCTGCAGTGAACGGTGGACCAGCACCAACAGCACCTACAGCATCGATAAAGTATTCAATATTAGAATTTGTATTTTCATAACCATCAATCTTGACAACATAGTGCTCAAGTGGTTCTCTACCAAGATTATCAATTGTTAGGATTGCTCTACCAGTTGGAGTTGCAGATACGTTAGTAATTGTACCAACGTCAAATACATATGCTTCTCTTCTAAAACCAATACCACGTAAAGCATAGATACCGAAGTTAGTAGCAGAGTTCGTGATGGAGCAATAACCACCAGACTCAGCAAGTACACCGTCAGCACAGAAAATAACGAAGACCGAAACCAACTGAGTGTAACCATCTTCAATAACCTTGTAACCTGTACCACCAAAGGAAACGATGGTGAATGCAGATGCAACCATCGACTTACCCTGGTTGGGGAAGGATGCTGTTCCGTCTAGTTCTAGACCAGGGAAAGGACAGTTGGGTTGCTTGACCTTAGAACCATCGACTAGAGCACCGCCACCACCTAGGAAGGAGATAACAGAAGCGTTCTGGGTATATGGCGATGCCTCAATGATTGGGTAATCATCATAGTCACCACGAATTGCCATTCTTACATTATTAAGATCGTAGACATAAGAATCTGGATATGTAATAATGGAAGAAATATCAAATAAAGTTCCTGTATTTTGTACTGTAGCACCAGGAGCAACTGTTCCATCTAAGATGTCTTCTAGTAGACCCATAGATGTAGTGATAGAAGATGCTACATTAGCACAAGATGGATTTGCACTATCTTCTAGGATACTCCAATCCTCAAACTTAGGAATTGGAGATGTTGGAGCAATTGGATTGTAAATAATTTTAGTTCCATTTGCTAGAGCACTTGAGAAAGTATGGGTATCAGTATTGCTTCCTGCTACACCTACATTTGCAGAAACTGTAGTGTTTCCACCAGAGGTAGAAACATTTGTGATTAAGAAACTCTGACCAAAGTTTGCGTCTGTTCTATATGGACTTGCATCATCACCAGAAGCACAGTTGAATGTGATTGCACCTTCAGCAAATGCAATCCTATCAGAGTTAGCGACAGGTGGTGTTGGTGGTGTTGGGAAAGTTACTGTAAAAGCACCACTGGTAGGATTATAAGATGCAGTTGATGGTGTTGTTGCTAGAACATCACCATCTGACCAGTTACGCATTGCATTGATAGCATACTCAGCAACTCTTTGGTATGCGTAAATAGTTTCATCTAGTTGGGATGCATCAATACCAGTTAGAGCAGCTCCAGTGAAATATGCTTCGGCATTTGTTACGATTCCACTATTGCCACCTAGTACCAAATCTCTAATCAGACCACCAAGAATGTAATTGATGTCACGACGGCACTTTCTCTGATGGATATCAGATAGTCCTAGAGATGGATATGCTGTCTCTGTATCAAGTAGTGCCTGATCAGCGATAAGATCTCTGTTTCTGGCAATCAAGTAAGCAGCATCTAGGTATGTGCCAGAGGCATCGTTAGTAATGACATCTACCCAAAGATATGATAGAGTATCAATTGCCGATCTAACATCATCACAAGCAGGGTTTCCTGCTGTTGATGTAATAACACTGTTGTCAAAGTATCTTGGTAGAGAAGAATACTGAGGAATATATTGAGGATCACCCGTAGTTCTATTGCGAGTTCTCCAGTTGCACATTGCATAGATTGCTAGTTCTCTAGCATATTCAACGGCACGTACAGTCTGGATAATTTCATTCTCTACGTATCCAATCTTAGCGCCTACAATGTACTTCTGTGCTGCTTCTAGGACATTATGATTAGAACCAAACTCAAGGTCTCTTACGAGAGCATTTAAGAAGTGTACAACGTCTTGACGGCACTGGTTATCATCTACTGGGATGTTGAAACTTGGGTATACTTTCTGCCCATTGTCACACTCTAATAAAATGTCGGCAAGTTTTACAATATCATCTTCGCCAAGACCAGCAACTGGGTTGGTTGTAGTGATAACTGCAACACCAGTAGTGGTATGATCATACGAAAATCCACTGATGTCGTATGTAGATCCACCAAATTCAACAGTACCACCACTTACATACGTATGTGCAAATCTAGAAGTTCCTAGAAAAATTTTAAATGTAGATCCAGAAATATCATATGCAGCAAAGTAATCTTTTGAAAACTCCCTGTTAATTCTACCTACAACTTCATCTGCAATAAAATCTCGGTTGTTGCGGATGAATACACATGCATCTTGATATCTTCTCTCAACTGGAGTTGCAATCTGGAATGTGTTTGGTGAGTTGAGTAGAGATAAAGTAATACTTCTTGTGTAAGTTTTTACCTGTGCGAATTGTCCTGGGTCAAAATTAGCATCATTGAGTCCAGGAATTTTTTTAGGAATTACAAATCTTCTAGCACGACCATCAGCATCTTCTAGAACTTTATAAATTCTTTGCTTTCCATTGAGCATGGAAATATCTGGACTATTGTTTGTAGGAAGTCCAGAAATTTCAATTTCTTGACCTTCTTTAAATTCGTGAGTATTCTGTCTACCAACTAGTTCGTTAGTGTAGAATACAATACCACCAAGGTCTTCAGAATTGCCAAACTGCTCACTCTGGAATCCATCTGTAAATGATCCTTGCTGAGAAAAGTCAAGTCTCTGAATGGGGAGAACTGCAGTTACATCGTCCTCAACAGAAACAACTTCTCCTTCTGCTCTAATTGACTTGAGGCTAACGGTGTCAACAGTATATGAAGTAGGTGTGGCATCATAGATTAAAATGCCTTCTACTTGAGTGGTGCTCCAAGTAGGAGAATTTAGAATGGGAACTACTACAACATCCCAATAAGTTGGTGAATTTTCATCATCTGGTGTGATGTTTGCTACTTCATAATAACCTTGTGTGAAACTAGAATCATCAGTATCATCTAGGTAGATGAAAGAACCACCAGCAATAGTGCCAGTAGGATCAGTAGTAATTCTGAATGTATTTTCTCCAGATGTTTCGGTAATAGTTAAGGAAAGCGCACTTCCTGTAGCAGCAGAAGTAATGTATCTGTATTGTTCACCCTCAACGAATGAACCACTAGTCAGTTCTACATCAAATGTACCATTGACATATGCACTCGCTCCTGTGGTAGTCTGGAAATCTACACCGATTACGTTTGCTCTTGCACCAGTGTTAACACCAACTACTTCGACTCCAGTTTGTAGTTGTGACAAACCACCATTTTGCTGGAATCCAACACGGAATCTATCAGGTCCAAAAACTTGATGACCGATTGGGAAATCAACACCAAAGTCGCCATTTACTTCATAGTCTACTAAAATTCTTTGCTTGTCATCGAAGACCATAGCAAAGTCCCATGTAGAGACTGGATCTCCGTTGGCATCAATTCTATCTCTGTAGGTAACACCAATAACATAGTTTTTATCGCCAAACTTGACAATATGTTTGCCAGGATTGGCAGGTCTAATAATTACCAGACGGAGGTTGTCACCAACAATAGAACAATCTGGTGGCAATGAAATTGGGTTGTCTTCTACATAGTCACCACCAGAAACAATAATAGTTTCTTTAATTCCAGGAGTTGACCACGCTAGTTGCGCTGCCTTCTTAATTGTACGAACAGGATTAACTGCTGAACGACCATCGTTCAAGTCAGAACCAATCTGTTCAGAAACATAAATACGACCACCAACGTCATTCGTTGCTAGGTTGAGGACATATTCTGTAGTAGCAATTCTATCAGATCTATCACCTAGTAGAGGTGTGATAGAACGTGGAAAATCTCCAGATTCTGCAGTTTCGTTATATCTATATGAAGCAGGATTATCTACTCTAAAACCAATGTGCTTGAAGTTAACATCGCCATTGAGTTCAATGCCGTCTTGATGTGTTGGTGCAACACTTCCAGTTTCCCCTGTATTCAGGGCTTGGTACATATTTTGACCAAAGTATCTGTAAGAATCCTTTTGAAGGATAACGTTAGCAGACCAGATTTCACCTGTGTTGTTTGCAAATGTCTTGAGATGAGGTGCTCTCATCGCAAGGTCAGGAGTAACAAAGTTATCAATATCCAGGTTTAGGATATTTGCGGTGTCTGAAATGATAGACGTTGACGTTCTGATTGCACCGTTAATATCGAGTTCATAGTCAACAGTATCACGGAAAGCATCAGCAGTAGCACCGAAACCATTTCCATCAACTGAATTGATGGTTACAGTAGGAACAGATGTGTAACCACTACCAGGATTGTTAATAGCAATGTTTACAACACTACCATTGAAGATAAAAGCGGACGCTTGACATGGAGTTCCCGCAGGATCATTTGGCGGTCCTACCTGAACACTAGGAGGTTGTGTATATCCAGCACCACCATTAGTGACTTCAATGTTGTTAATTCTTTGACCAGTTCTGTTGATACCAACACGAGGTAGACCCGTATTAGCATCCAATTCAGCACGTAATACTTCTCTCTCTAGAGATCCAGTACCGTTTCTAATAGTAAGTTCGTTATCACCGATGAGTTTGGGTCTGGAACCTCTGACAAACTCTTTATCGGAATTGATATTAAAACTCATGGTGCTATGCCGCCGCCTATACTTTTCCTATGATATATTTAGCATCACTGCCATTCGATACTATGCACCTCTGTTGAAACCGCCCACTTAATTACGTTTGTTGTGCCAGTAATTGTTGTGGTATAACTGAACTTATTTTGCGAACCTAAAGGTTGGATATCCCACGTCTGTCCATTTGGAACATCATCCTTAATAACAGTGATCATCGTTGACAATAGAGTAGTATTTCCAGATGCGTCAGATGATAATACTGTTTCAAATTTTGCAGAAAAAACATCAGTTTGTGGATTTACTCCAATAATTCTACCAGTGATAAAATTAATCGTATTACTATCAATAGGAACTTGTGTTCCAATTGCGTCAAGTTGTAGTGTTCCTGTTCCTACTCCTCTCAAGATATAGTTGGAAACTTTACCGTCAGTAAAATTTCTGTTTTTGATTTCAAACGTATTGACATCCTTAACGTTTCTCAATTCATCAACAACAACTGTTTTGTCAACAGAAAAACCTGTAAGAGAATCAAATTTATCGGTAGTGGTTGCCATTTGTTATGCCTTTGTAACGTTGGATACGATTGTAACTGTCACAGTTTGAGTATTTGTGACATCTGATGTCAACGCAATATTTAGTTGCGCTTCTGCGTTTGCACTAAATGTAATAGTCGGATCAATTAGAGCAACACCAGTTCTGACCTTACCATATTCTGTGTGGAAGACATCAGAACCATCATCGATAATACCAAACTCAATAAATTCTTTGTCTCCTGTAGAAGTATTGTGTGCAACAACTGTGGTCTTTGCTCCCTTAGAAATTGTGCTATTGTAGATAATAGTGTTTGCATTATCTACAGTTCCTTTAACCAGAGTAAAGGCATCGGAACGAATTAAAGTTTGTGCTAGTTCTAACTCTTTTAGTTCTGCATCAAAAACTTTTACTCCATTAAATGTTCCTGTTCCAAAACCAATATTGAAATAAACATCACCTTGGTTGTCTAATCTCAATACTGGGTCAATATTTAAACCAGAAGACAAACCAACATCAAAGAACTGCTTTGTTGAATGTAAGAAAGTTGTATCTGATCTTGTATTGTCTAATGTTGTAGCAGCATTATCAATTGTCAGGAGAGATGCAGTAATTTCAAATTCATCTGTAGTTACAGACCTAATAGTATCGATTGAGTAGAAATCTAATCCTGCTGTAGTTAACTGTAAGGTATTGTTGTTATCATTATAGAAGAAGAGGATATTTTCATTTGCCCCAGGTGCAGTTTCTGGAATAATGAAAGTATTTTGGTCAACGTCTTTAACACCACCAAGAGAACCCCAGTTCGCTCCATCATATCCTTCAAACTGACTATCAGTTGAATTAAACCTAATAGCACCTTGTACTTCAATTCCTCTATCTAAAGATGAACCAGCAGGAAGAACAAGTGAAGTAGAAGATTGAATTACAGTCTTCTTGCCAGTATTTGGTGCAAAGACAAGATCGCTAACATCTGTAGACACTACATTGTCTGCAAGTCTCAGATCATTGTTGACTCTTAGTGGCAAGTTACCTAGAGGACCGACTCTGAGTTCTGAGACATCCTCGAATGTTATGGGTGCTACTGCTAGTGAATGCCAACGTAGTGTTGATGTTCCATTAATAAAATCATTGCCAGTAGTATCAACTGGTTCAGTACCATCAGAAGCAGTAGTACCTCCAGTGATTACAAGGTATAAATTATTTCTGAATTTTAAATATTCTCCTGCAGTTACAGGATTATTGGAAACCCAATTTCTGTAAGTTGGATTTGCAAGGTTTGGAGACTGCAGAGTTTTAGCACTTTCAAAAGAGACATGTGATTGTAAAACTCGAATAGAATTTACATTATCATTAATAAACCACAGGGTATTATCATTTGCACCAGGGGTTTCTTCTGCTAGAATAGTAGTGTTACCATCTAAGTCTCTGACACCACCAAGAGAAGACCATGATGTAGTAGTTGCATTATATCCTTCGTATTGATCTGTATCAGTATTGAATCTAATAGCACCATTCGCTGCGTCTGATCCAGATGGTCTTTGTGCAGTATTACCTTTTGGTAGAATTAAAGCACTAGATCCAGTAACTTTTAAAAGTCTATTGGAAGCACATTGAATATCAATATCATTGACACCAAGTGCATTAATAGTTGCACCTGTAATTCTTAATGCACCGTTAGAATCAAAATAGTTTGTTGTTTTAATGAATCCACTGGTGGTTAAACTACCATTTGTTCCATCTACAGATAGAGCTGCATTTGCAGCAGAAATAGCAGCAGAGAAGTTTACATTTGGAGAAGTTACTTCTAAATCAGTAGTTCCATTATCAATCAATGGAACACTCATTGTAGTGTTTACTGTTACATCACTTGCAGTTAGATTTGTGCTTGTGTTGTTAGTAATTGTTGCATTGGTTGTCTGTAGATTTGTTGTGGTAATTCTTTCCTCAACATTATCAAGTTTAACTGGAGTAGATGTATCAATGCTTGCAACAACAAAAGATGCTCCAGAACCAAATACTTTTGGATTGTTTAAATCTACTGTCAGTAAAATTTCGTCGTTATCATAACCACCTTCGTTTGCATGTGTATCAGATGCAGTAGCACAATAATAATACAGACTTGGTGTGGCATCTGTTACTTTAATAGTTAAAGAGTTGGTTGTTCTAACAACTCCATCTGTATACTCTACACCTCTAATAGTTAAATCTAACCCAGTTGCTGTAATTAGAGCACTATTTGAAATGGTAATTGTAGTTCCATTAACAACACTTTCAACCGTAGTATTAGTTGGAATTCCAGAACCTGTATTTACTATAATTGCCATTCCTGGTAAGATACCAGCAGAAGAACTTACAGTAACAGTTTTAGAACCTGCGGTGATATCAGCAGTAATATTTTCAATTAAACTTGGACCCCAAATACCATCTCTAAATGTACTCAATGCAAAAACATGAGATGAGTTAGAACCATCACTCAAATCAAAAGTATACGTATTTCCAGAATATAATGTAATAGATGGGTTTGCATCTCCATCTAGTAAATAACGATAACCAGTCTCAACAGTATTTGTTGTATAGTCAGTCGAACCTCCTTCTACTTGGATATCATCTCCAGCAGTTAGGATCATCCCAGCAACTACAATATAATCAATATTTCCACCAACTTCTTTTACAGTAAGAACATCATAGAAATTAGTTCCGTCGCTAGATGGTGTTACTCTATCGGAATCTGTGATAGTTCCTGCAGCAGGTGGTGTTGCAAAATCAATCTTTACTGTTGATTCATTTGTAACAGCAATAGAAATTGGAGAAACTAAATCAAATGCATTTACAGTTAAAGTATCAGTTTCTTCATATGATAGTCCAGGATTATCAACAGAGATACTATCAATTTCTCCTAGATTTTGAATCTCAAATTCAAAAGCAGGTGATCCAATACCAAACGGAGGAGTAAATGTTACATTAGTAACACCAGAAGCAGTTACCTGTGAGTTTAGCGTTACAATATTTCCATTAACTTGAGATACAGTTGTTCCAGCATTAAGTGTTCCACCTCCAGAGTTTACTGTTACTACAGATCCTAGTAAAATGCCAGTCGCATCATCTACTTCAACTTCATCTGTAGATCCACTGGAAGTGAAATCAAGTGTTGTAGCACCAGGAGTGGTTGGTGGATCTGATAATGTAATTTGTGTTGGACTATCTACAGAAGCAACTGTTGTTCCTGGTGTCAAAGCTCCTGTTCCTGAAGGATCTTCAATAATCGACATTCCAGGAATAATATTAGCAGTTGAAGCTAAAGATAACGTTGTTCCTCCTCCCAGTGTTGCTGCTACTCCTTGTACATTGCCTCTAAAATATGCAGTAGTAGTTACAGCAACAGGGAAAGTTAGAGTTTCGCCAACTTGATATGAATTTCCTTTTGTATCAAAAACAATATTAATAACACTACTTGGATTTGATGTAATTGTATATACAAATCCAGAACCTCCCTTATTGCCTACATCAGAATCTAATACTCCTAAAGTATCTCCAGTTTCATACCCAGATCCTTGTGTAGTGATGTTAACATCACTAATGACACCATTATATGTAAACGTACCTAAGGTATACTGGAATCCAGCACCATTTGGTAAATCAGATGAAGATGCTTCTAAAACATCACCTGTTTTATATCCAGATCCCTGTACAACTTGGGTAACAGATGATACTTGACCGCTAGCATTGGTTTCAATATCTACAATCATTCCATTGCCATACTGACCAATAGATCCTGTGGTTACAGTAATAGCTGCTCCCATGCCATCGTGAGCAGAACAGTTGTATTTGATGTTTCCTGTTGGAGCGTCTGGACTAATAATAAAGTCCATAAATGCCCCAGCAGTTCCAGGACTACCAGACTGAACCATTGAATATAATAATGGATCCAGTAAATTTCCATCACTCTGTTGGAATACCAACGGATGAGTTGATACAGAAGTGTCACTTAGATCAAATCTGTAAGTATTTCCTCTAATGAGAGTTAGAGTATCTTGGGTTACTCCATTAATCTGATATACTTCGTTTGGTGGAGGAGTTCCAGGATTTGAAACAGCTGTTAGAGTATATGTTGTAGTTGGAACGTTGAACAGACTAACGGAGTTAAATTGGAAATCGGTATCATATCCCGATCCAGCTGTAATTGATGCTGCAATAGTAGTATTACCAATAATACTAATATCTGCTCTAGCACCTGCACCACTACCTGTTAGTGTTTGTAGTGGGACATTATTGAAAATATTAAACGTACTATCATATGAAGAACCACCGTCTGTGATATCTCCTGCGATTCCTTCTACCTCAAAGTTAATCGCAGTTCCAGATGAACTTCCGCCAACTAATGAAACTCCATTGTAAGTACCAGGAGTATATCCTTCACCATCTTCAGTTACTGTTCCTGTAAATTCTGTTACTACAATATTTCCTGTAGCATTTCTACCAGTACCACCAAAAAGAGATACTCCACCATATGAACCAGCATCATAATTAGAACCGCCACTAGCGACAAGAAGTCCTCCAGTTGCGATAACATTTTTCTCTAATGCAATATCGATGAAGTTAACAAAGGTGCTTGCTGTTAGATTTGCTAATTTTTTGCTATTATATACAAATCCAAGAACACCATTTTCTGGTCTATATAAACCCAAGCTTGGTTCATTATCAAATGCCAAAGATGGCAGTGGTTTTGTACCATCACCAATTTTTAAGTTTCCTGTAGCAAGATCGCTACCACCAGCACTGATGGCAAACAATTGAGATCCAATCTCATTGATCTTTACCCTTTGCTGCTCAAAGGTATCGGTTCTGGCGACATTAATTGCTGGCATTTTTGATTAACTCTCGCAGTAAGGCTTTGATTTCAGATACTTCATCCTTCAAGTTATTTATGTCATCAACTACAGTCTCGATACGAGACATCTTACGCCTAGCCTCTACATGCTTGAGAAATTCACTTCTATTTGTGTTAACAATCGCACCAGTTCTAGGATCACGAAGTAGTGAATCGTGATCCTTTACTTTAATATAATCCATCAGTAAGAAGCAACTGCTCTCATGTCTTGGATCTTAGGAACGTAAGCAGGATTATCGGACTTCATAACAATCTTAATACCAAAGGAAGAGAATTCAGGTAGATCTGATACACTGTATTCTAGTTCTTGATAAGAGGTCTGCTTCTCTGTAATACTTGAAATAGTATTCTCTGCAGAAGCAACAATGTCAAAGTCAGGTAGACCTGTTCCATTGAAGAACTGATACTCAATAACATCGAAAGATTCTTGACTGGAAGACTCTTTATATCTAAAGAGAACCTGAATATCAGAAACATCTTTGATGTTTGCAGTCAACTTGACGTTAATTGAAGTTCCAGGATTGCCAATGGAGATTTCTTTTGTTACATACTTAGCAACAGAAGAACTATTGACAAACCTATTTTCTGGTGCATAGTCAATACCATCGGTATATTCGATTTCTTTGACTTCCCAATATGCAGACTCATCTGCTTCCTGACCTGTGTAAGAAAGAATATCACCAACACGGAAGATATCTTCTACACTTTCTCCACTTCTTGCTACACTTGGTTCTACTACTGAAGCTTCTGCAAGTGTTTGATCGAATGTAGTTGAACCAAATGGTTTCTTATCATTCTTAACTGTAATTTCTTGACTATTAATATCGAAGAAGGTTACCTTACCTTCGATCTTAGCAGTGAAGATTCCAGTGAATCCAACATTTCTTGCAGTAACAGTAGCACCAACAGTAGGAATTACAGGACCAGCTGTACCACCAAATGTTACTTTAACTGGATCTGAAGTTACTGTTGGGTTTCCAGCAATGCCAGAGATAGACAACTGATCATTCTTGGAGAATGGATTGATAGTAGAGACTCTTACGTAAATAATTGTATCACCACCTACTTCAACAACCCTAGCAATAGTTCCTTTTGCTTGAGAACCATTTAGTCCAGCAACAGTAGAACCAATTGCTTCAATACTGACTTCTTGATTGGAAAGAATAGTCTGTCCATTCAAGTTGCCTAAGACGAAGGAATAAACTTCCTTGAGTTTAAGCAGTGCATCTCTTCTTCCATATCTATCCTCTTTACCAGATGCGTTTTCAATTCTATTACTAGAAGTGATTACACTTGCAGAAGAAAGATCAATGGCAGGTGATAGGTATGTAATATCAGAATTGAAATCAATTTTATATTCAATAGAACGATCAATATTATTCATAACCTGATTGATTCTTGAAGCAAGAACTTTCTGGTTTGTGAAGTATTGAATTTCATTCAAGAATGTCTTTTCATATACTGTTTGAGAATATGAAACATAGTTTTCTGTATCAGAATCAACAGGAATAATATTGGTTGTCTTTACAGATGATGTGACTGTGGTATCACTGAAGGACAAGTAATTGACTTGTGGGAATAGTCTTTCAAACTTTCTGTTATATGCTGCTAGGACAACACCACCGCCACCTTTTACACTATTGGAAGCAGTTGTATCGTTAGTAATGTTATATGAATCAATACCAGCATTGGTGACTCTGAAGAGTTTTGTGTTAAGTTGTGTGCTAGAAACACCACCTACACCATCAGCACCACTGTAGAATACATACGATTTTCCACCGTCTTCAAAACCATGGTTCTTATGGTAAACCTTAACAACTTTGTTGTTGAGTTTAAACAGAGGAGAAGTTGCATTCTGATCTGAGACTCCACTAGTCTCATATGGATTCAGTTTAAGATATTCGTAACCAGGATTCTCGGTAGAGAGCTTCAATGTAGCACCTCTAGTTGTATCGAATTCTGCACGATTCAATTTAAATTTAATATCTTCAAATAGATCTTCTGTCCAGTTATCAGTATTTTGTGCTTTGTAAACAGACCCAAGGAGAGGTTGTGTTGTTACAGGAGAACTAGTAACAATCTCTGTTTCTCCAAGTCTAGAAGACCAAAGCATATATTCAGTAGAATCTGTTTCAATCACTAATGCATACTGAGATCCATTCTGTAAGTAAACAGGATTTTTGAATTTAAACTTGGTGGGAATAGTAGAGTTGGTAGTTCCATCTGTATCAACAGCAACACCCATTCTAACTGCAGGATTATCAATTGTAATCTTTGCAGTAACTACTCCACCGCCATTGCCACTTCCAACACCCTTGATAACGATTGCTGGAGGTGCAGTGTATCCAGATCCACCAAGGGATACTGAAGCATCGTAAATTTTTCCTTCTGAAATCTTAACAGCACCGCTTGCCTGACTTCCTCCTGCAAGTTGTGGACTTTCAAAAGTCAAGAATGCGGAGTCGTAACTTTGACCTGTTGCTTCAACAATTAGATCAGTAACTCTTCCCGAATCTTTAGCAATCGTAAGACCTAGGTTGGTGTTATTCTTGTTATTGAATTCTGTGATTGAATCAATAATCAAGTTCTCGTTTTGGATGAATTCTCTGCCATTGTGGTTAGAGAGAACCAAGGTGTAAACTTGATCACTGGAAACAATTACCTTACCATCAGCAGAAGCAGTCACCTCAATATTAGTTGAATCGAGAACTTTAAGTAGTGGTCCGCTACATGCAGACTGAGAACCAACAATATTCTCTCCAACTGTTAGAGTTGTTGTGCCATTAGAATATGCACGAATCAAGGTATTTGGAGACAGTGTTGCTTCTGCTCCAGGAATAATGTGTTTTGCTGGTTTATCAATCTCGGTATTTGTTAGATATACTCTGATAGGAATATTGGTGCTCTTCTTATTAAAGTAAAGTTCGGCACTGGTTACAAACAAACCACCTTCAAAAGATTCAATACTAAAAGTTTGTGCAAGTGGATTGGGTTTGATTTCAACATCAGTTACACTGTCAATCTTCTGTACACCTTCATTTGCTTTAAAGTAAGCAGGTCCAGTGGAATTGATAGTTGGTGGGTTTTGTGGTAGTTTGCCAAGTGCATAATACTTAAGATCTGCATATGAATCTACAGTATCTTTGGCGTCATTGGTACGACTTGAGGTGAACCTAATAGTCTTGATACCTGTTACGATTCTCAATTCTGGTTGTGTTGCATCATAAGATACGGTATCGATATTACCAGTCCATGTTGCATTCTCTACAGGAGGAACACCACCAGGAATAATGATGATGCCACTAGCATTACCATTTTCGTCTGTTGTGATTGGTGCATTGAATCCAATTGAGGAATTGCCAGCAATACCAGTAAATCTGCTATCAGGACATGTCCATCTAGAGATGTCATTTCCTTCTAAGAAAGGATATAATGTAGTCAATGGTTTTAATCTTTGTACAGTAAACTTGACTGCAGTGGATCTAGCATAGAACTTCAGAGAAGTAGCAACTGTTCCTTTCTGGTCAGAATCTGTAGCAATACCTTTACCAATTTCATTGTTATCTGGACTTACATTAGAGCTACTTGCAACTGATGCTCTGGTTACTTTTTCGATAGAACTATCTGTGTTAGTCTTACCAAAAGATGCAATGCTTCCAAAGGTTCCTTTTGATCCAATCCAGTTAATTACAAATGAATTGAAGATACTAGAGAAACTCTCGGTAGTATCATCTTTAGAGATGAAGATAGAGTATAGACCAGTGTTGTTATCAACAATTACTGGTTCTACTTCTTGATCATACCAAGAATCAATTTGTGGATCTAAGTGTCCTTCACCAACATATTGTAGTGCAACAAATGGATTTGGATTGATAGTCTTTGTAGCAAAACTATTTCCAAGAACTTCAAGTTCTGTGTATGGTAGAGTTACTAGATCTCCTGTTCTGACATAACCATCTACAAATCTTTGGTCTGTAGTAGTATTAATTTCTTCTAGTCTGAAAGAATCTTCTTTATTGGGAGATCTCAATACAGACTGTTGTGTATCAATAGCACACTTGTAGTCCTCGGAAGAAATTTCACCAATACCATGAGTTTCAAAATTGTCAACAACAAATCCTGTCTTGAATCTATCAAATCCAATAGTGTCACGGATCTGCATGTTCAGAGCTTGTTGCTCAAGAACACTAAGAGTGGTATAATACTCAAGACGCTCAATGCGCTTCTCAAGTTTACCAATATCCTTCATCGTATATCTACGATTGTCAACAGGAAGAATTCTTACATCCTTGCTGTTTTTCGTAAATGCTGGTACATAGAAATAGTATAGTGGGATAGCGTCATCAATTAACTCGGGTTTGGTTGGGTTCTGTGAGGAGTTACCTTCCTTGAGTACAAACTGTCCTCTCTTCGTCAAGAACACACCATCAATTCTATTCAAGAATTCTGTTTGGGTAAACTTGAATGTAAATTCAAGGTTCTTATCTGGAGCAGGAACAACAGATGCAACACCACCCTCACCAATAAAGTTTCTGAGGATTGCTTCTCTTGAAGATTGATCTTGGAATCCTGTTACGAATGAAGAAGAATCTACCTTTGGTCTGAAGTCAAATACATTCTTGAGTGAAAGAATGCCATGGACTGCAGAGTTAAAGGTTGGGATTTCTTCTAGAGTTACACCTGCTTCGTGGAGGTAACTATCTACGGTACAGAAGTCTCCTTGTGAGTGTTCAAAATAATCAAACGCAACTACAAGTTGACCTACTGGAGCTTCAAATCCTGGTTTTAGAACAATGCGTGATACATCATAGAATGTATCTCTTTGTCCATCATCAAAAGTGAATCTCTCGGTAACATCAACACCAGAGACTAGGTTACCAGCACTATCGATTGTTGGTGGAGAAGAAGAAGTACCTTCGTAGATGTACTTAAGTTTGAATACATCAGAATACGTAGATACATTAGTTGCTTCTGTATCGAAGTTTTCTCCTCTCAGTGGTACGATTCTGTCACCAGCAGACTTGATAAGAATTCTTCTGTTTCTTACTACGGACTTAATCCTAGGTCTTGCTTTGCTTAGTTCTAAGGTAGCACTTAATTTGAGTGTTGGGAATGGTTCTTGTGAAGTTCCGAAAAACTCTTGTGGTAGATTTACCTTAATACTGCCAGCATTAAGTCCACTAGCAGCATCTGTTGTGCTTTCATTAATAATGTTTGCTTCTGTCAAATAGATGACATCACCAGTTGCAACTTTTGTTGATGATCCTGGATTCAGGACAGTCATTACAAAGTTTTCTGGACTAAATCTGGCGAATCTTTGAGTACCAAATGGCAATTGTGCAGTGAAAGTAATGTTACCACCACTAGATGCTGCCTCTGTAATGAAATCTTTTCTGTAGAAATAAGAGATCTTAGAGTCTTCGTTGCTTTGTGAAATGCTAGCAACTTGATTACCACCAGTTGGGTATAAGAGAGATCCCTTAGAAGAGTTTTCAATATTGCATTCTACTTTGACAACACTTCCGTTGACAACATCTGCTGCTAGTGCAGTGTCTAGATAGACTCTAGACTTAAGGGTTCCTTCTGGTTTAGTAGCATATGCTACCATTACTTTTTCTGCAGCACCAGCAGAATCGGTAAATTGGATGTAATCACCTTGCTTCAGGAATACTGTAGTATCTCCATTAAATCCATTACACTCCAGGAATCTAGATCCTGCACCACCAGTGAAAGTAAAGTCAGTTACTGGGATGAGTTTTGCATATGGAGACTTGGATGCTTCTAGGTCAGCAGTGAACAAGTTGTTGCCACCAGATCCATAAGCACATCCAAATGATTTGACATCGTTTGGTGTATAAGTCTGAACTGTATTTCTAAACAGGACAGCATCAATCTTTGCGGATGTAGTAATAGTTCCCGAAGAAGGAGCATCGACAGTTACTACAGGTGGTTGTGAATATGTCTGACCAAATACGCCTCTGTTTAAAATGTCAATACCAAATACATTTCCGTCAATATTTCCAAAGACATTAACTTTTGATGTATCAAATGATACTCCATTGATGGAGATACCTGCAGTTCCAGCAGTTCCATTGGTACTTACTTCATAACCGCCACTACCTCTATTCTTAACAATAAAGTGTGAGATGGTGTTGTCAGTTGCAATTTTTGCAGAATTATCATCTTCGTCTCTAATTACCTCTCCCGAAACAAACTTACCAGAAAGAGCAGTAATCATCAACTCATTTCCAGTGGAGAAAGTAGAACCAGAAGATCCCTCAATGACGCCATATGCACCACTAGTAATACCAAAAATATACTTACCTTTTTCAAAGGTTCCAACAGCAATGTCGGATTCTAGTGTAATTTTTGTATAGAATGATGGTGCGAAGTAACCTAGACCAAAGATACCATTGTATGCAGATTGTCCGCCAGACAACTTACCTTTTGATACAACTACATCAGCATCAGGGTTAAAACCAAATCCAGTTTCTTTTAAAGTATAGTTTCCTGGTTTTGCAACACCAATTAGAGGAGTTGTAACTTCAGAAAAGTCTTGAATATTTCCAAGAATTTGTGAAGTAGGATCTAATACATTTCCTTGATCGTCAACACCAGCAATTGCTTCTAGATACAGTTGTCTTCTAGATTCTGTATCTTCGATATCATAAGTCTTAACTAAACCTTTTAGAACTGCTTTATCTCCAAGTAAAGTTAGTTCTGCAAATCTCTTTTGTGCTACAATATCGTCTCTCTGCTTGACAGAAAAACCAACCAAGTCAACAGATTTATAAGTGTCTGGATAACCACCACTATATGTAAAGGCAAGATATAACTTACCATTTGAGTCGCAGCATTCTTCAAAGGTTAGCGAACCATCGAGAGTTTTATCAACTAAAGTTGGTGCTGCACCAGTACCATTAGTAATGTCAACAGTTACTGTGACAGTTGCTAAAGTGTCACCATATAGTTCTCCTCTTCTATCAACTGAAGCACGAGCACCAACACCAGATCTGTTTGGATTTACTGCTGATTTTTGACCAGATGCAAACTCAATGTTTTGACCTACGGTTCCATCATTATAAACATTGTATAATTCTACATCTGGATATGCTGTTAGTTCAGATCCCTCTGCATTGAATGGAATAGATCCATAGACATTAGTAATAGGATATGTTGGGAGACCAGTTGTTTTGAGAGTTACGTTTTCAGCGTCTACAGTCTCTCTTGCCTTGTTTACTTCTAGATATTTGGTTTCTTTATTGACAATTTCATATCCTCTAATGTATGCTTTACCAGCACCAACATTAGCAACCATCTTTTGGGATGCATCTTGTAATGAAAGACCATTTACTAGTCCATCATCTCCCTGTGCATACAAACCATTGTTGCCATCATTCTGGTAGTATTCTCTGATACCTACATCAAATCTATCTACAACATAGTCACCAGATTCATCATATGTTCTTCTTGCTAAAGTTTCTTCTAGTACGGTATAATCAGTAGGCTTAATTTGCTTCTGAATTACACCACTCTTAACAGTGAGAATCTTGATAAAGTTTTTATCTGTGGTAGCAGACAGATCATACTTCTCTAGGTTTAGTTTGATGCTAAGTCTGTGAGCACCAGGAGCAGAGAAGTTTGAAGAACCAATTGCATTATCGTAGAGGCTTGGGTCTTCTTCTGGTGTGACAATAGATTCTTCTACTCTAAATCCAACAATAGCAGAAGGTGCATTATAATATGGATCAATGATAAAAAGTTCTTCGTCATTACGAACAAAATATCCGTTGACAAAGTAAATACCTTCTTCTACTTTAACTGCAGAAGCATATCCCATTGCACGACTTTCAAGAACTGTTACATCTTGAGTATCTGGGTTGACAACACTAACAGTTGTTGGTAGTACACTACCATCAGTTCCAACAACTAGTAGAGGAGTGTTTACTCCATCCACAACCTCTAGTGTTTCTCCTTGTCTAAAGGTATTCTCATTGCCAGCATTACCGCTAGTTAAGTAAGTGACAAAGAGAGTATCTGCTGTAGTTTCAGTCGCAGTTTGTACGGAGACAAGATTAGCAACAACACCAGAAGTTAAACCTCTTAGTTGTTGTCCGACTAACTGTGAAATATCATATTTTCTATAGACGATAGCGCCACCTTCATTGACTGCTACCTCTGACACAGAAGATAGTTTTACATAATCTAACTTATTATTAAGTCCAACCTCTCCAGGAACAATAAGCTCTCCTTGCTTAAAAGCATTTTTTCCAATACTTTCAATTTGATTCTGTAGAACAGATTGTAACTGCGTTAACTCTCTACCTTGAATTGAGTATCCAGGACGGAAGAGAATTTTATAAAAATTCTTACTATCGTCAAAATCCTCAAAATAAGGAGAAACATTTAGGTTAGTCTTCTGTGGCATTGTACTCCGCCAAATACTAGCATCTTGTCCCTAGTATTTAGTAGAGATAAAAAAAATCCCCCGATCGCTCGGGGGACTTAATGTTGTGTTTTTGATCAGAATTCAATAACAAGTTTGATATCTTCAATCTGGTCAGGAGCACGAGTGATTAGTCTTCTGTTCTCAATGTAGATGATGTCTCCAGAATTGTTAGCAATCTCAGGAGTTCCTAGACCGTTTGCAAGGGTTACACCTTCTAGTGTTCCGTTGTATACGGTATCTACATTACCATCTGCTGCGGAGTTTCCACCAGTAACGTCTACAGCACCATTTGCTTCAAATGCATATACTGCACCATTGTGTAGGTGCTCAGCAGGAGACTGGTAATACTTGAGAATACCATTGGTGGTTGAACCAGCATCTAGTGTCCAAGAAACAACAGTTCCTTTTGCGATGTTTCCATCTGCACGGACTTGACTGATTGGTTCGTCAGCGATATAATCTGCAGATGATCCAGTGATCTTAACAGCATACATGCCATTAAGTGTTGAAGAGGTAGCATATGAAGAAGTACCCCAATCATAAGGATCGGTTAGTAGACCAATACGGCGGAAGTCGTTATCTACAGGGAAGTCACCTGAACCTTCTGCATAGGTTAGGCGAATGTTTGTCATGACACGCTTTGCATTCAACTCGATGTCTGCAGCAGAGCCATGACCGCCCTTAGGAGGAAGTACAACTTCGATTGCACCAGTTGCACCTGCAGGTGTTGCAATACCGTTGCTGGTGGTATTGTCATCGTAGAGGTAACCGTTGCTTAGAAGGACGTTTGCGTAGGTGTAACCAGATCCACGAGAGGTAACAGTTGCGCTAGAAATAGCACCACCTGCGGTAGTTACGATTTGAACAATACCGCCAGTACCATCACCTAGGATGTCTGCATATAGAGTCTGTGAAGGAGGTAGGTTTCCACCTGCATCTTCTACTAGTGCAACATCAACAGAACCAGCAACAGCAAGTGCTTCAGTTGCTACTCTGGTTGATTCTGTTGGAAGTACAACAGGCATGAAGTCGGAAGACAAGAACTTAAGTACATCGTCGGTTGGGAGGGTGTACATGTACTTCCAGACATATCCTGCACCAGCAGTCTCGGTGTAGATACCAGTTGCACCATTGTATCCTGCACCTGCTACAGAAGGTTCTTCAGTAGCATTTTGACCAGTTGGGTTGGCAGGGTTTTCGCCGTTGTAGAGACACTTGAATACTTCATAGTTAGTATTCATTACATAGAACTTAGCATCTGCAATGCTATCATATCCTAGTGCAGTTGACTTACCAATCTGACCACCACCTGCAGGTGATGCAGAATAGTCAGGCTTCCACATGTCGAACTTAGGATTGGCAACTAGATCCCAGTTATAACGACGAACAACAGCACGGGCATTTGCGTCGGTTACTCTCTTTGCTGCAATGATGTCGTCGTAAATGTCAGTCTTCTCTACTTGGTTGTCAAGAGGAAGTGGGGGTGCATCTTCAGTTGCATAACGGTATACGCCAGAAGTTGCAGTAACGCCAGTATCAGAAGCACCATCCCATTCCTTGATGGTTGATCCTAAACCAGGAGCAGATGCAGTACCAGCAGAACCGAAGATTGCGCTTAGAAGAATTGAGTTGCTGTATACTGCCTCAACAGTACCGCGCCATGTTGCTGTTCCGTAGTTAGTTCCAACGTAGAGTTCATTACCTACTGTGAAAGATCCTCCGTCTACAGAGTAGGTTTCGAGGAATGCTCTCCAGGGTTGTGGACGACCTACAAAGAAGTAGAGTCTGGTGCGGTCGGCGCTAGCATCGTTTGCGCCTTCACTAAGCGATTCAAGGAATTGCTTCGCATTAAAAATTCGAAATTTATCAGAGATGATAGCAGCCATTGGTTTCTTTTTCCGACGTGTGGTTTATGCCAAAGTTATTTATATTTATACCGATATTTAGTCAATTGAATATGGTATGATGTCAGAACCACTTTGGATGGTAGTGGATCCGCTAATAACGGTACATCCATTAAATGTGGTTGGGGTCTTAGATGTGTAACGAATCACACCTCTATTGGATCCAGAACCATGGAATATGTATCCAGATGCTGGGAAGTAATCTGTATTTTCTACAGTAATATTTCCAAGAGAAGCAATTGGTCCGCTACTAAACGTAGTTGTTGCTGGATTATTGAAAGATGGAATACCTAGATTGAATTTCTCTCCCGCTAGTGTGTAGTTGGAGAATCCACGTTCTTCTAAATCTCTAATACCGAAAGATACAAAGAGTTTTGAGAATTCAGCAATTGAAACTCCACCACCAGGCATAAATCCGCTATCTTTGGAAACATAGTCCCAAGAAGAAATATTTGCACCTACATTACCAACACTATACTTACCGATATAAGAAGTTTGTTCTTCTTCTAAGATATTACGTGCAAGAATAACCGTTCCATCTCTTTGAGTTACTGACTTATCGAGAACAGTAACAAATCCATTAATTCTAGTCTTAATTGGATTTGAGAATTTGATTTTCTCAATAAAGTAATCAACAAATCCGCCAGGTGGTGTGAAGAACAGAAGTTCTGATGATTTTTCTAGAGCAGAAACAACTTCAGTCTCAACCTGAATAACAGAAGTTTCAACTGTTGCAACTGGTCTAAAGTTAGTAAAGTCGGAAACAATATTATTTCCACCAGCAGGAACATCTAGAGTGACCTGTTGAGAGATAGAAGAAATAGACTCTACATTTACAGAAACCTGCAATTCGGTAACACGATTTACAGTAGTTTCCATTTCAAATGTTGCTGGAGCAACAAATTGTCTGGTTAGCTTGTTCTCTGCTTTTCCAACTGGAATAGAATTTGTAACAATTGTTTCACTAGTGAAGGAAGTTACACCACCGAATGCAAGACTTACGAAATCTTCAATCTGTCTAATGAATGTTCCAGGATTCCAGTTCTTCTCTGTAGTGTTATCAAATCCTCTAGTTACGTTGAGGAATCTATCACTTCTCTTTCTTGGATAGTATACAACTTCATCACCAACCATAAGTTTGCCATGACTGGTGAACTTATCAGTATCTGGAATATAAACAATATGGTCTCCAATGTTTAGAGGTGCCTGTAGATATGCTCCAGGTGCTCTGTAGACGGCATTATCTAAGAAGGTATTGTCAAGTTCTCTCTGAATTGTCTGAACAATAAATCTATCGGTAGACATTTGAGAGATGCTGATAACATCTTCTGCACGTACATCTACAACACTCTGGATGTATCTTTCTGCTTCTTCTGCTTGTCCAGCATAGTAAGGTCCAAGATAATAAAAATGTTGTCTGTATAAAGGTGGTACATCTTCTGGCATGACAGAAGCACCATCTTCAATCGACTCTGGGTAAATCTCTTGCTCAATTTGGTCTTGAACATTTTTTACAGAATCTAGAACAACAGCAGTGAGAAGTGCCTGTTCTGGTGGTGGTAGTTGAATGACATCAACAGTAGAAATAACCCTGAGTCCCTGATTAATTACGGACTGTACACCCAACTTGACAAGTGATACCTTGATATCATCTTGTTTCTTGACATCATACTTTCTGGTAACAACTACCTTAGGTGCTTCTGTGTAACCAGATCCACCAGATACGAGTTGAATACCTTGGATTTCTCCACCAGCAACAATTACTTGTGCTCTTGCACCACCACCATTTCCATCTTTTGGAACAAACTTAAGTTGTGGTGGAGTTCTATATCCAAATGCAGTGGGTCTATAGAACTTATAAGTTGTAGTTCCATCTGCATTTGCAATCTCTTCTACAATTCTCTCATTCCAGTTGAGAGCAGTAACAACACCATTTGTAATGACAGCAGAAACACTAAGACCTTCGCCTAATGTCTTACCATTATAAGATGAGACACCAAATGATCCATAGATGTCATTACCAGCATCACCGTCTAAACGGTTATCTCTGGTGTAAACTTCATTTGGAACTGAACTGATAGTTCTGTATCTAGATTCACCTTCAATCTTAACTTGATCTCCTGGTGCAAGTCTGAAGAATCCTTTTCTTTGTAGAAGATCATTAGTTCTCTTTACATCTTCAGCAAAGTACGACTTATCTGTTCTAGACAAATAATCATAATTCTTGGTTAATGTAAGACTATCTGTTGCAGCAAAAGCAAATGTACTAACTGCAGTAGCACCCATAGTTTGAACATATGTTGTTCTAGAAGCATCATAATCAAGATTGTTAGAGTACATCTTGATCATAACTTGGTTTGCACCAACTAGTTTCCAATCATAGATGGAACCGATACCATAAACTCCATTGGAGTCTTCTTGATAAATGTAGAATTTATCTTTAGTCGTTAATGCCCAATCACTGGTAACTGCAAAACCATTAAATCTAGCACTTATTCCAGATCCATTTACTTCAAGTGTGTAATCATACAGATATCCAGAAGTATCAAAATCATGGAATGTTACTGTAGATTCTAAGTCTCTTCCATAACAAAGTCTGATATCAACAACATCTTCTTCACGTATTGAATACTTCTTGAATGTAATTGATGCACCTGCAATTTCATATGCAGTTATTGGTTTTTGAATTACACCATTGACAATAACAATCAAATAGTTTGAATCGCTAATATTTACGATCTTATCTTCGTCTACACTTACAATCAAGAAAGGACCAACTCTTTCACCATTAACTAGTGACTTATCAATAGTATAACGTTTGTAGTTACCAATATTGGTGGCAAATAATCTCTCGACCTGTGATGGTTCTTGAATTGTCTTTGCAGACAAATCTTGATCCCAGATGGGAGGAGCAGTAAACTTGATTAAGTTTGGCGTGACTGTCTTATCAACCCAATAAGAATCAAATGCTGGTTCGTCTGGGTTGTACTTAGGACGTTGAATTACACCATTAAGTGCAACCATCAAATGCTCATCTGTTTCAGTTAGAGAAACTGGTGATCCATCATCATCCCAATACAATTCAAATTCTGAAGTTTCATTGTCAATAAAGTCAGGTAATGACTTAGTAGTTGATGTATCTAAGATCATTGCGTCATTAATAATGTCGGCAAAAGATGATAGAGAAGAAACTACATTTTCACACTCTCCACTAACCAGTTGATTATCTGCTATAATATCATAGTTAGCATAAGGAACTAGTCTTGTGTAGTATCCAGGTCTCGTTGGATTCTGACTAGTTGGTTGAATGACATTAGGACCTGTATTGAAAATAGTTTCAACGATATCATAATAAGTATTCAGTGCAGATTCTACACCAGCACAAGTAGGAGATAAGAGATCAACAATTACTTCTGGATCATTTACAGGAGAAATTAATGTATACTTACTGCCACTCGATAGATCTTGACGCATCGCTTGAACACAAAGTTCAGTAAGAACTTTTTTGTATATTGATTTTGTCTCAACAAACTCACCAACAATATAATTGAGTTTGCTACCAACAAAGTATAGTTCAGCAAATTCTACTAGTTTTTGGTTTCCGCCAAATCTCAAGCTATAAAGTGCAGCATCTAAGAGATAACCAATATCTCTACCACACTTTGTAGTTAAGTTGTTTTCACCTAAAGTTCTATGTGTTAATTGCAAACCAACTGGTATTCTATCAATAGGACCTTGATTTTCTAACTCTACAGAAAGTACAGTTCCATTTTCATCATATTCTACTTCTGCTGTAGGTAAATCGGTTGTTATTGTAGGATTGCTTACGACTACCGATGCTGGTACATTTGGATCATATCCATAACCACCATCAATAACACCAACTGTTGTTTCTACGGCAAGTTTTACAGTTGCATCCAATTCAATAATTTGATCTTGATTCAAGAGAGACTTAATATAAACTTCAGTTTGGTTTGGATCTACAGTCTGCATTCCTTGTCCACCATCAACAATTTCTAGTCGATCGACTCTCTTTCCAAGAGCTACTCTTGCTTCTCCAGGTGTTGGAGTTCCAGTATCTAATGGGTTTGTATCAACATTTACCAGATAGTTTGAATATCTTGGACCATTAGGATCGCCAACCAATGCTTCAATAAAGCTTACACTAAGTACACCAAAGTTATCATAAATTGTTCCACTATTTTCTGGTTGATTTAATCTAAAGTAGACATATTCGTCTTGTGCTTCTGGTGGAAGTGCAATATCGTAATTTTTGAGAGCACCACCATCTGGGTCTTCGTCTTCTAACCCAATTACAACTCCAAGATCTACCCAACTATTTTCATCTGGTGCAGTTGTGGGGTCAGATACAATTTGATATGCCAATCTCAGTCTTTCATCGCCAGAATCACCTTCTGGTGTTTCTCCACCGTTAGTATCATTACCACGAATAGCAAAAACTCTAACTACTTGGATGCTTCTGGTATCATATGGTTTAAAGATACAGTATCTTTCTCCACCATCAGTATCACCAAATCTTAAGTGGGTGCCACCAATATTGAATCCACCTGTTTCTCCAACACCAGTACCATTTTGAGCAATGGTAGTTCCAGGTCCAAATTCATATACGTTGTCAGCAGTTGTTGTCGAGAAACCTTCACCACTGATTAAGATACTTGTTAGTTCACCATTTTCAATTTCAGCGACCGCATAAACATTTTCCATGTCGCCAGGGAAAGAGATAATTGGTGGTTGAGTATAACCAGAACCACCATCTAAAATATCTACTCTCTTGATATAACCTTTATATTCTAGTCTAGCAATAATTGCCTCATTGGATCCATGACGATTTCCTAGAACTGCTGGAGCAGAAGCACTTTCTGTGACGATAACTTCTGGTTCTGTTTCAAAACCATCGCCTTTATTTGTGATAGTAACATCATCACTAACATAAATTCTGTTATCAAAACTGAAACTAGCATTTAAACGCTTGGTATCACCCCAATCTAGGTTAGGGAATACATCAGCACCCCAATTCAATGCATAGTCTGTAATATAATTTCTATTCTTTTCAATTAGATTGGATGCATCATAGAATGTTCCATTATTAATACCACTGAAACTAAACGTAACCTGATCTAAACCTGCGAATACAGGAGGAACAGTTAAAGTAGTTCCAGGTGGTAATGCATAAGTATTTGGAGGAATGACAGCTCCAGTTCCTGTTGGCAAATTAAGATCTCCAGATTGCTCACCACTTAGGTAAGTAGTACCAGGACCAGCAGAACCTCCAGGTGCCGTGCTACTATTAAACAATGCTGTTCCAGAGATTCTTAACTGTGTATCTGAAATAATTTCAATAACTCTGTAACCAGAAGACAGTGGAATTGCATTGCCAGAACTAACAACTGCACCTAGTGCAATATTTGATGTATCGGAAATAGTAATGATATCACTGCCAGCAGTATAAACAGCGCCAAGAGCAATCCAATCCCAGTTTCTGATTGCTAATTTTGCTAATCTAACAACATATTGGAATAAATCATTGATCTGTGTATTTTGTCTAGAATAAGAAGTCGCAAACAGTTCTGCATAATCAACTGTCTTAATATTACCACCAAATCTCAAATCATGTTCCAGTGCTGCACAAAGATTTCTGATATCTGCTTGTACAGCACCTTCAATCGCTGTCCATGGAATAATAGAGTTTGCAATGTCTGTAGCATACTTTGCTTCAAACCATCCAATAGATTCTGCAACAATAAAATCAACATTCAATAGGATCTGATTTGCTGCATCTAACCATCTGCCATTTCTTTGGTAGAAGTTTCTAATCTTTCTGAAATGCTTATCATTGAATGCATCATTTTTAAATTCAAGATAACGAATAAGAATCTGTTGTTCTTGAATATCCTGACCTTCAACTACAGTAGCACCTAGAGGTGCAGTAGCAAAAGTAATCTTATTTCCAGAAACTGTATATGCAATTTCAGGTTCTTGGATAACGCCATCAATAGTTACAATAAGATTTTCTGCACTATGAGGATTAAATGGCAATCCTGAACTGTTGAGCAAGGTAAATTCAGTTCTTCCAAGAACAACAGTTTCACTTTGGTATCCATCAAGTGCTTCTTGTAGAGTAACAACAAAAGCGTTGGTTTCGTTGAAATTGAATTCCTCAACAGCAACAGATCCACTACCTTTAATAGCACGGTAATCATCAACAGACAGAATAGATTGTGTGAGTTGTCTTCTTGTGCTTTCTACGGTTACTTTATTTTTCTCAGAATCCCATAGTTGTACAATACTGAAATGAGATGCCTTTGGCATCTTTTCTGGCATCGTAATGCCATCCTCTACAACGGGATCAATAATTACTTCACCAAATACTTTAAATCCTGCAGGGTGTGTAGTTTCTTTTACTAACTCTCTCCAGTTGTCAATAGTTGTTCTAGATTTAACAACGTAAGAGTAATCTTGATAGAAGAAAGAGTCTGTTAGTCTCTGATTAGATACACCTAACTTACCTCTATCAGATCTAAAGGAACCTGTATTGTCAGAGAAAGGTTGAATGTCGAGATCAAATACAGAAACGAAAGTCTGTTTGATGGTTGCGCTAGTTTTTGATACTTTTGCAACAATAGGTAAATCATTTCTAAACTTACCTTTGATCTTAGAAACTTTGAGGATATTTGATCCTACCCTCCAGTCTCTTACAATACCTTCAGCAATAATAGTATTGCCTTCAGTCTGAGTTACAACCTCTCCGTTTAGATAATTACTGTCACCATAACCTTTGACTGCAAATGCATAACTACCAGTGTACTCAGATAATAATGTTTTGTCCTTGTGGAAAGCACTTCCATTTTTGACAATACTTACATTCTTTGGACGACCAATTCTACTTCCTTGAGCAAACAGTCTTACATCAGATTCGATAATAGCAATTGTAGGTGCCTTAGTGTAATCTGTTCCTTTGTTGGTTACAAAAATGTCTAAGATTTCGCCATTTCTAGAAGTAATGCCAAACTCGGCATCAATACCATCTCCATCAAGAATAACTACCTTTGGTTTGCTATAATTTGATCCATTGCTGTTTACCTTTACTCCAGTAATAGTATTTGACAAAGAATCAAATAGAACTGTTGCATCTGCTTGATTTTCTGTGCTTAGATAAGCACCAACTACAATAGGAGATTTTTTATAGTTATCTCCAATATTCTGTACAGATACACTATTAATCTCACCTACTGCAAATCTTCCTGTAGTAGTATATGAAATTTGACCAGATCCATCCCATTGAGGATTACTCTTTAGAGAATAGCAGAATCTGGTAGGTGTGACATAATTTACAATTTGTCTGGAAGAAAGAGGATCTTGTACAACTCTTAGATATGAGTTGTTGTTACTAATCGTTCCATTCTTATCAAAATAGAAATAGTTAGAGAATCTAGACTCTTGCTTCTCATCATATTGATTGGAAGCAATTGCAGGACCAAATCCAAACTTCATCTCAACAAAAGATCCAGGAGCTCCTTGTACAACAGAACTTTCTGTCTTTTCTACTGGAACTATGTTATAATTACCACTTGGACTAAAGTCTAGGTTTGCTCCAGTGAGTGAGTTATCTGAAGTATCGAATCTATACTTATAGTATTCTTGTACTTCGATGATTGGATTTACAGACCATTCAGAAACAAAGTCATTAGGTGCAGTAGTATTAAAGATAGACAGTGATGGATCTAGTTTAAATTCAAATCTATTTTCTGGTTCAGTTGCATTAATAATATTGACAAACCTTTGAGGTGTGCTGTCATCAAAGAAAGTAGTAGTTTCTGTAATTCCTTGTAGTGTTGACAGAGATTGTGTTGAAGGATAAACTACCAATAAAGACTGTCTCTCTTTGTTGTAAGTAACAGATTCGCAACCATTTACAACGAAGTTTGCATCAAAACGATATTCACCATCATACAATGATACAGGTGCGCCATCGTAGTGATCAACTGCTTCTGTTCCTTCTTGTCCTCTTTCTACAATCAGAGTACCACCTTGGACTTGATTATTTGTAACAGAGACAATCTTGACAATCTCATCATCAATTTTTAGTAAATCGTCTTCGCAGTATTCTACTGCACTCTTAACAAAGATCTTTGTTGCAGTAGAAGATACACTAACGTGATCAATAAAGAACCTTAGTGTTTGTGGTGAACTTCCAGCAACCTTTCCTAATGGCGCATCATCTACACCAAGGATATCGCCTCTCTTGTAACCATCGCCACCTTCAGAGATTTGAATATCGGAGATGTAACCAGTTACATCACCTGTGTTGAATGGACTTACTACAATATTTGCAGTAGCACCAGTTCCTGATCCACCAGTTAGTGGGATATTGGTGTATGAACCAACCTCATACAAATTACCAGCATTAAGAATAATGCCTCTACCAATACCACTATAATTTACAGTAGTTTCATATCTTGGTGTTCTGAGTGTCAACTCTTGATAAATTCTTTTTCTTACAAAGTAAGTTCTTGTCTTTGTTGCATCATCTGGGTTGATAGAAACATCAATTACATCTCCAATACCTAGTTTATGTTCTCCTACTGTTTCAACTAGGGCGACATTTGAATCAATATCAAATGGAACTAGTCCATCACTTAGGTATTCGACAGAATCAATCCTTGCACCAGAAGTATCGGAAAGAGAATTACTCTTTAAGAAATATCCAGGTAGAGCATCTTGACCTTCAAATGTTCCTGAAGTGACTTTTACAATTACTGTATTGCCTGCAATGACAGACTCTAATACTTCACCTTGTGCTGCTTCAGTGATAACACCATCGGTAAGTGTTAGAATAGATCCTTGTTCAAATGAAGAGACTTTATCAATTGTAAGTCTGACTACTTTAATGTCAGTAGAAAATGTTGCACTACCATCAAATGTTCCATTGACATCTTTTACTAGAATGGTATTGTCTGCTCTTACATCACCAACAATTGTTCCAAAAGCACCAGATCCTGGTTGTCTAAGGAAATCATCGGCAAAGACATAAGAATCTCTGGTAATAACCAACTTAACAACTTTTGATTCAAAACTTTGTAAGTAATTGACAGATTTTCCTTTAACTGAACTTACAGACGCTTCTACGCCATTACCATCTGTTCCGAGGTTATCAAACACTAGGGAAGATCCTACATTGAATGAATCAGAAGAAGATTCTACCTCAACAGAGTCTACACTTCCAGACTCTAGATCCTTGATAGTTGCATTGACACCACCACCATTACCTTCGATGCCAGGAACAAACAGTCTCTTGACATTAGAAGAAATGTTTGATTGATTTAAATTAGACGCATAGTTAGATTCTACAGGAAGAGAGTAAAAATTGTCTCCAATAATATAAGGGAACTGTGGAACCTGTTGATCGTTAATGGTAACAAAGTATGCATAGACTCCATTTGGATAATCTGGAGTTACACAATATCTGCCATTATTTTGATCGAGAGTTCCTGTCTTATGGCGATATTCGTAGTCTTGAATAAAATCACCAAGTGGATAGTCCTGTGTGCTAGGTCCAAAAGATCTAGTTTGTTTTAAAATATAACTCGAAGTCATCCTAATAATAGGAGACTGTGTATCTAATGGATTCTCATGTGCAAATGGTCCATAGATTGGGTTGCCATCATAAGCAAAACCAATGATAGGAGAATGAACCTTAACTGCTGGTTCTACTCCAAGTGAACTCAAGTTATCATTGAGTCTAACACGAAGAGATTTAGGATTAGCAACATGAGCATATCCATACTCTAATGACTTATTAAAGTTCTCGAAGACAAAACCATTATTGTCATCTAGAGAATTTTGTAGTCTAGAATACCTATCTTTGACCCATTCTGTCAATTCTGGAATAGCAGTAGCATCTCTACCAACTGGAACAATAGTAACTCTTACATTGTCCTGTGAATAGAAACTACCTTCGTTTACTAGATCAAATCCAACAATTTCACCATCAGATACAATAGCAGTATATTCTGCTAAACGACCTTGACCAGCAAGATCACTAATAATAACTGCTGGAGGTGATGAATAATACTGACCAGGATTGTCAATGATCAAATCAGTAATTCTACCAAAAGTAACTGTTGCTCTTACTTCAGCACCACGACCAGAAGTGATTTCAACTCTAGGAGTCTTGCCATATAGTCCTGGTTCTAATACTTCGATAGATTCTACAAATTGCCCAGCAAGTTTTGCTACTGCTCTTCCAGCAACATCATTAACTAGAACATATGGTGCGTTCTTGTATCCAATACCTTGGTTATTAACTGTAATTTTTTCTAGTTTTCCGAATCTTACAGTATCAGTATCCTTGTAACTATAAATTCTAGTTCCGTTCAATAAAACACCAGTATCAAGAGATGGAGTCTTATAAACCTCTGTTGTTGATGTTGCTTCTTTTCTAATAAGTTTTAGAACTTTTTGATCGGCAAGATTGCCAGGAATACTAGTTACGTTTTCGAGAATAGGATATGATGGGTATCCAGAAGAAGCAATGTAATAGAACTGCTCATCCGAGAATACAGCAGACACATCAGTAGAAAGATTTGACAGACTACTAGTATAAGCGGGATTTGTTGGAGAGGTTGGTTTAGCATTCGTGTTTGATAGTAACCATCTAATTCCTTGAGGTGTAACTACTTTTGGATCAGTAGTTTCAAATCCTGGATTTGTGACCTCAATAGGATCACCAGTAAATGCATAAGGTTGTGCTTGGTTGGGAAGTAAATTGTAAACTAGTCCAAATACCAGTAGTTTTACATCCGAGTTACCAATAATGATAGGATCATAAACAGTAGTACCAGAAGGATGAATTACTGTTTGTTCTCTACTGCTAATTGTAAATTGTGTAATATTCTTATCATCAAATGTGATGGTTTCTCCGCCAATCAGAAGAGATCCTGTGCTTTCCCATCCTAGTGTAGATGCAACACTGATTCTATCTCCTACACCATCGGTAGATTCAATTTGTTTAGTTAACTCTGTCTTTGTAGTAAATTCAAAGATACCATTGATAGTTTCTGTTGCTAGGAACAGATTATATGTTACTTCACCATCAACGTTGGAGTCAAACCTGACATTATCGACTGTAGCAGAAGCAAAACCATTTCTAGGTCCTTCTTGCTGAACAACTACCTTTCCAATAAGATCTTTTACATCACCAGAGAGAACCTTGACACGAAGAGCATAACCTTGTGTCCAATCTGATGTAGATGACTTATAGGTAAAATCTGATGGATTGTAAACCTCAGGTCTATTCTCCTCTCCACCAGAGATTACAGTGTTGAATAAGAATTGAATAGATCTTTCAGTTCCTTTTGCTCTGTAGAACTCACCAATGTTTTTGATAAGTGTTCTTTTGTCTACAGCGTTCTTTAAATACTTTTCTGGGAACGATGCTAAGTATTGCTCCTCAAAATTCTTGACCAGAGCATACAAGAATAGATTGCTGATGTTTTGTACTAGTTCTCCACCAGAGTGGGTCGATGCTTGACTAGTTATAAATTCTGTAGTATTATAGAGGTCACCAAGTTTAGTATTACCACTAACACCACGGGAGACTTCTAAAAACTCAGTATCTGTTCTGCTCTTGTAAAAACAGATCTCTTTACCAATTTTGATGTACCCATTCTCTTCTGGGAATGAGCGAGCATCGGAAACAGTAATAGTAGTGGCAGAATCTGATAGGTTGCCTACCAGTTCGCTATTTTGCTCAAGTACCTTGGACTCATAGTATCCAATGTCTGCATAAGTTGATAGATTATTAGCAATATCAAGGGCACCACCCTGAATCTCCAAGCTTTCATAATACTTGGTAAGGAAGTCACCAAAAAGCTCGTATTCAGTAGTAATAAACTCTGGTAATTGAGTCTCAATCAGAGTTGAAATTGAATTCTTGATTTTCGCCATCTATACTACTCTGCGTATGCAATAAAGCTGCTGTTTGCGATGTCTACGTCTAGATAAACTTCTCTTGACGCAACGATGTCGTTTTGTCTTGGAAGTGCTCTCAGTTGGATTCTGTTGTCTTCAAATGACCCTTTGATAATCGTAAGGTCATTCATTTTTACTTCACCTTTTTCATAATCTACAGTGCCAACAAAATCGTCTAAAACAATTTTATCACCATTAGTTCCATCTAGTCTATATAGGACCATTTTGCCTAACCTATCTTCCAAATAGACAGTAAAAGTAGGGTATTCTGTAACAGTGAAACCCGTTGAGAACACTACAGGGTCGTCGTCATCAGCAAACGCATTTTGATAGCAAATTTCGTAGTATGATGTGCTGTTAAGTTGAGGGATAAAATCCTTTCTCAACGTAACAGATGTGAGGTTAGAATTGATAGAATTGTCAGACTGATCGATCACAGTGATCGCTTTACTGTATCTAAACTTACCATTGAACTTTTCAGTGTCACTAGTATCAATATAATCATTCAGAGAACCAATTGCTTTACCCTGAATGACTGCAGGTCTGTCACTAGTCTTTGCTCTGCTGTAGAAAATCCTACTTGTTAACTCAACAAATAGAATTGAAGGGTCTACAATCTCAGGAATGACAGAAGCAATGCTATATTTCTTCAATTCTTCTTTGATCTCTTGCTTCGTGATGCTAGTGATGTAAGAAGCATCTTCTGGTTTGATAGCAATGAAGACTCTTCCATACTGTGGTGGTACTTGATCTTCACCACCAAAGATGATGATATCACTAACAGCAGGGTAGATCCTGCGGATCAAAGCATCATAGTCATTTGATGTTACTGCTCTATTCTGTGCAGCATAGATTTTTGGAGCATTATACTTGATCTTCTGGGTGGACTCTCTTTCTTCTCCACCTGCAGATGCAACAACTGTGCCAATTGATACACTTGTATTAGGGTTAACACCATTTACGGTCTCTAATACACCACTGAATACAAATGACTTGACGCCATTTGATGAAGGACCAGAAGTTGTTAGATAAGTGACTTCTACTCTTGCACCGTTAGGTAGTGCATAACCAATAACACCATCACCAAAGATGATCTCATATCTCTCGTCTTCAATCTCATCTAGGAAGAATACCTTTGCTTCTGAGTTTGCTTCTAGGATATTGTCAGAAACGAAGTATGGTTCGCTGTAACTTCCACCAGCAGGATAGACCTTTACTCTAATAGTGTTAGTATCAATGTTCTTGTTATCAAGAATAAACTTCTGATTCGCTAAAGAAGTGTTAATAGTATAAGTATTTGTAATCTGTGTTCCTTCTCTTACTGGAACTTGTGCAAAGGTTGCGGTGTTTCCTCCCGTTACTTGTACCTTTACATCTTCTAGTGTAACGTACTGATACAAAGTCTCATCATAAGAAGCAACGAATCCTGTGCCTGCCTTTAGGATTAACTCTGCATCAGTGGTAGGGTTGGCATATGTTGCAGTAAAGTCGATATATGCAACAGGAGAGGTGATTGACTTTGCCCTGTACCCTAACTGCTTCGCTAATGCCACTACGTTGTCTCTCAACGTAGCAGAGTCTAGGAACATCTCATTCACCACCATATTGGTGTTGAACGCAGTGTAGTACGTATTATAGGCAAGAGTGTCAATCAGCGTTGCTAATGCCGATCCCTCAAAATCATAATCAGTAAAATCTGATTGTGCTCTCAAGTATTCCTTGAGTTGCGCTTTGATATCTTCAAAGTCTAAGTTGGCAACCTGAGTATAAGGCATTATCGTGTTCGCTCTAAGAAGAATTCGACTGCTACTGGTGCGTCATCTCGACCAATAATGGAGAACTGAAGTTCTACTTCATAACCATTATTCAATTCATCTGGTAGACATCTAATTCCTTCAACAGAAACCCTTGGTTCGTATCTTGCTAATACGTTAGTAATCTCTGATTTGATAACACCAGCAGAACCATAATCTAATGGTTCAAACAAAACCTTCTGAATACCACTACCCAAGTTAGGTTGAAATGGTCTTTCTCCCTTCATAGTAAGAAGCAAGGCAGTAATCGACTGAACGATAGCTGCCTTGTCCTTTACCGTTACCAAATCATCGGTAACAGGATGCTTCTTAAATGTAACACTCAAGTCTTTGAATGTCTGAAAGGAAGGCATTTAGACACAGCAATAGGCTGTTTCTATTTATCACTTACCACAGAATCCGTCTGCCCACTCCTCTTGGTTGTCAAAGATTTCTCCCTCTTTAACGTCTTTCATCTTACGTGCCCTTTTGAGGTGGCGTTCGCTATCTGTTTCAGTAATAAGGGTCATTCCAGACTTCTTGAAGTCTTCGCCCTTGTCTACCCGTTTATCCATCGTAGCTCCAATGATTGTTTGGTCGTTCCCACCAGAAGTGGAGGTCTTCAACGTTGTCATCATAATACAGTGACACAAGGTCACTCTTGTATTTACTACCAACGTTCTCGCAAAGAGATAGTGTGTAGTAATTCTTTTGGGTGAATTGCTCCATTACTTGAGTGATCCAAGTGTAGTTACCACCTCGAATAACACCTGCTTCACACAATACAAAATTGTCCCACTCAAGGACCCACTCTGCCATGTTAAAAGAGAAATCCTCTTTATACTTCTCAACAGACTCATCAGGAAATGGTACGTTCACTGCCTCGATGTGGTAACACTCTCTATTCTTGGACAAAGCATGAGAGAGATGTTGAGTGACAACACCTGAGTAATCAGGAGAGACGCATAGAAAGCATGTCTTAGATGGGTCAATGTCCCATTCAGACATTTCAATCATATACGTCATCTTCTGAATCAGTGCCATCTCCTTATCTTGTGAAATGAAAAGGAGATCCTTACTCATCGTCCTTGACCGCGATAACGCTTACGCTTACCGTTACGACTAGATGCTGCATACTTCGTGTGCTGCCCCGATCCTTGACGAGTCTTCTTCGGGGTAGACTCAATCATTGGAGCTCCACTAAGACCAACTTTGCTTCGTGCCATAGTTCAAAAATAATTGACTTCTGTATTATACACCAATAAACACGTTATGGGAACCCTCTGCCACTGTGCCACCTGGAACAAGTGTCCCCCCAATAGGCATCGCCTGCTGACCATTGATCATTACCTTCGCACTACCTAACGTATATACATCAGGGTGAACGTCTGTGCCGCATGTATGGGGCACTGTGGTGTTCGTAGCACAATGGGCAGGTAGATTGTTCACATAAACATTTGGAGACGCTGTAGCGCCAATCACAGGAGGGTGGCAACCGTGACCCGTGGTGATATCACCTAACCTAGACATTCCTTTAAGTGCTGGCATCTTCGGGATCTGGTATAATACCTGTTGCCTTATTTAGATAATACTCCAATCGCTTCTGTACAGCATTCCAATTGTTATTAACTACCATCGTCCCATAGAACTTTGTAATATACGGTGGGCATGTATGAACTACAGTTAAAGTGTAGTAATACGTCATCTGTTCAATCTCAGATGGTTTAAACTTAATCCATGCACTCACATCGGTCGTAGCGCCCGCTAGATAGGGATTGCCGCTAGTTATGACTGTAGCAGGGTCATCAACCTGTAAAGACTGCTGTGGGATCGTTACGCCCTCTCCTGGGAACATAGACTTATCGATCCTACCATTATCGGCTTTGGCGAGTACCTCTGTCAATTCTGTCAAAGGTATCGTCTTCTTCCCCACCAAAGGATCAATAAGTGTCATCTTGTCGGTGCGGTTCGGCGCTTGGGTCTCATAATATGTCGCAAAGATATACTCAGCATCATAAAAATACCTCTCACTATAATAACCCTGCAAAGGTGCTATCAATGTAGCCGTCGGAACTCCTGCACCATAACTCATTGACCCATAAGTCATCGAAGGTTCTGCAAAGAGTGGCAACTGCATCTCTGGTATGTTACTCACAGGTCCCACTAAGATGGAACACCCCTGTCCTGTGCCCACGGCATGTCCAGGGGTCAGTGTCATGCTTGTGATGAGATTAGGTGTCCCTGGTGGTATCGGAGCACATATTCCTGCTGCGACAACCTCTATAGACAACGCAGGATTAATTGTCTCGTATAACCACGGCATATCGCCTGTACGGGGTTCTTCTGAGTACAGGGGAGTGGTAGGCGTAGGCTTTAGTTCAAACGTCGTGGGGGACGTTACAAGCACCTGTGGGGAAGGTGTCATTGTTACGGTGGTCGTCATACCGCTTTAGCAACTTTTAATAGATCTTTCTTGAGTCCCTCGACGTTGTTGTGCAGATAATCTAATGTATCAGCAACTTTCTCATGCGTCTGGCAGTTCGGTCGCTTGTACATCAATTGCGGGCGTTCCAGTTGCTGTACCCTCTCCTCCAATACCACTAATCTCCTCGACAGCTCTTGGAGTGTTTGTTCTATACTTGTCAGTGTACTGGTCAAGCGTTGTTGGTCCGTCTCCCCTGAGGAAACTTTCTGATGCTGCTCGTTCAAATCCATCACAGAATGCGTCGAAGTTTGCTAAGGCACGAGCATATAATTCTTGATCGACTTTTTCCATAATTTTTTTCTGGGCGAATTTTTTATATACGGGTCCTCGACAAATATTTATCGGTCGTCTGGATACTTTTGTAGGTTAGAGGGACCCTTCGATTTTCGCTTGGCGACCCTAAGTAACAAATAAGGGGGACAAATCACTGTCCCCCGCTAACACTGTCTGTCAGTAATTGTTGCAGAGTTCTTCTAACATTTCATCCATCTCTTCACGATCGATAGCATCATCTTCCCAGTGCAATCCGTCAGGATTAGTGTCACCGTACACCTGCAGATAACCTACGAGTCGATCATATCCACTGTGCCCATAGATGCGAGCGGTGCGATACAACGTCTCATCATTGTTGATCCACAGTGATGCACACCATGTCTCCCAATTTGCCCAACCGTTGTATGTGGTGCTGGTCATGTGTTGTGTGTTGTTGTTGTGTGTATACTAGACGGTGCTGGGGTCAGTCGCGATCACTGATGTTCCAGATCCCCCACTGTCCACCATCGTCATCGATAAGGGCATTGGCAGCACGACGGCAGGCACGTTGCTGGCGTTCCTGCTCTAGGCACTGCATCGCGATGCTCTTAAGGAAGGGGTTGCTGGCATAGATGCCGTCGTTGTCAAACATGCTCTGTGCCATTGGAAAGTCGCTTGGTTTTGCCATGGGTCTAGTATAAGGGGTCAGGGGACAGGTCAGAGGGCAAGCAGTGCCAGTGCGTCATCTGTCACATTGTCCACGCTCTCATCCTTGTAGACCCGAACCCATTTGATAGGATGCCCTGAGGTGAGACGCCAGATCATCATGTCTTCCCCCTCTGCCTCTCCTGATGCCTGCCATGCTGCACAGAGGCGATAGGCGTGAGAGATGGTGAGGGCATGGTCTGCACCGTGCTCATCGAAGCGGTGCCAGTTAGCGGGTTGAACGGCGAACATGTGGTTTCGTGTTGCTTGGGTTAATTATAAGGGCAGACCATGCCCTTCTGAGGAGTTGAGTGGACAGATCGACAAGCGGATCCCACTCTGCCTTGGGCAGGTGAGGCATGTTGTAGTGTGACAATGTGTCGCCCTCAGGCGAACACATAACCACTGCAGAAATCCTCCGTTTTGTACACGTTCTTGCCATTGATTGCGCCAACAAACTTGTTAACGTACCAGACAAAATCTTTCTGGAATACACCCTCACCAGCAATGCAGAATTCAGTGCAAAGTGCATTCAGGCGAGACTTTGTGGTGTTGGACTGCCAACCGCCATCAAAGATTGTGAGAGAGGTGTCATCAACCATGGCGATCTTGTTGCCGTGGAGATACACAAACGAAACGCCATCCATGGTCACCACTTCAGTGTTGCCAGACTTCCAGTTCTTGTTTGCCTGGATAGCGCGGCACATTTGCTGTTCGATCTTACGCATTTGGTGTCGTGTTTGGTTGACTTCTATACAATACAGGAGATGAGGCAGGGCACAACCGATGCTGTGCCACTTGTCTCACTGGTCAGCGAACATGCCGAAATGGGCATCCACCACGAAGTCGATGACCTCATCAGTGGCAGACACGTTGAAACGCTCGCAGAACCAGTCCACGCACATCTCAGCGGGGAACATGGTGTCAAACATGAAATCCTGCAGGTCCTGCAGGGTCTGTGGATTGGAGAGGAGTGTTTTGTTCATGTGCCTATTATAAGCATAGGGTTTGGCAGTGTGCTGGTCTCAGTGTGCCACCTTGCCAACTGGTCGGGCAGCTGACCAATTGTTTACATCAACCCCCGAACATGTCATCGAATAACTGTTGAGAATCTCGCTCCAATTCTTCACGGTGTTCTTGACACCAACGCTCGTGATCTTCCATGCGTTTGATAGCAAGTTCACGAGGCAATCCTTCGTGCATTGTTAACTCACCGTTGGGCAGTCTGTGCATGAACATTAAAAAATCCCTCGAACATGTATACAATACACGATCAAGGGATGAATGGGAGATTAGTGTGCCAGTTCAATAAGTGTCATCATACTCATTGACTTCACGTTTGAATTTGGTAACTTTCTTTTTAGTCTGTCTACGAATATTCTTCACCTCATAACCAAAGTCTTCAAAATCGTCATCGAATTGTTGATACTTTTGGTCAGAGGATTGATTGTAACGTTTGCCCATGATTTGGTGTGAATGTTAACTCAAACTGTACGATTATTTAGATTCAACCAACAGTCCTTCTTTGATTTGATTGTGAATGAATTTGCCAATAGATGCATCTTCATTCTTCATATCAACTCCTAGGAGTTCTTTACACCAATTCTGTTCAAATTGTTCGATATTTTCACAATTAAACGTATATTCTTTGTCTTTATTACTATTATAGGTAATAATAACACTATTATCAGTGATATTAACACTATTAATAGCAGTAGAGATCAAATTGTCATACATTTTAGACATTTTAGCGTTTTTAGAAAGAATTTAAAGTTTAAAAAGTCAAATATTTGAAAAATTCATCTTTTTTAAAAAGTCATTTTTCTCACTTTCTGAGATTTTACGATTTTCTCGAAATCTCAGTTTGTCACATTCTATAGAATCGTTGACATACTGTTCTAGTGTGTTCTCGACAATACTTAGATGGTCTTGCAATCCCTGCGACCACACTAGTGTATCATCACAGGCATACACTTGCTCTGTGCTTGTGTCACTAGTCCAGGTGACCCCGACTGTGTACTCATCGTAGACAATGGAATAAACTTTCATGTCCTGTGTTGTGTACTTAGATAGTATAGGGTATCTAGGAGGGTCTCAGAGGGTCTGTGTGCCACTTTGAGGTCTGGCACATGATTTGTTGACTTTCGATAGGTGACGTGCTAAGCCAGACTCTCTGGAGCGCCTTACAAGCAACTTCAGAGCTACTACCGAGCGTACTAGGTATATTTTTTAAACC